CACACACGTTGTCCGACTGCGAATGCGTATAGAAAAAAAAGAAGGGCGGGACTTCATATATACAGGAAGTAATGAAAGGGTGGGACAGCAGGAGGACAGTGTGAAATTCACAGGCAATCTCGCGATTGTCCTGTGGAAAACTCAATTATTATTCCACAACTTGTGGAAAATGTACTTTCTATCTGTTGTTTACCAGCTTTTACTTGTTATTTCGCGCTCTCTGGCGCCGAAGTCCAGGAAAGATTGTAGCGAACAACTAACGTCAAGCTGGACGTTAAACGTAGCAACGTTCTAACTCAACTCAACATCATGTCTTTCGCTCTTGAGACCAAACAAGCTGTTTACTTCTTTCATATTGAAGGAGACCAAGCGCTTGTATCTAAACTTGTCCGCAAAGGACAGAAAGGAACAGACGAGACAGCACGTTGCAGTGTAGAGATGGCTCGCCATTGGTACAAGCAACTGCTTAACAAGTGATCCGTGCAAGCGGAACCAGGGGTGCAATCCCCCTGGCACTTATTGCCCTTAGTGGAGATGGGCACCACACACTTCAGTTCAACTCATGCTTAACGCATTGCGTCTGATGGTTCCTTCCATCCAGATGATCGAAGAAGAAGCTGATCGTCTCACCAGGCTCTCAGCCTGCTGGACAGATGAAGATGGCTTCAAGAAAACTCACACCGTCAAGTTCGGCTACGAGTACAACGATGAAGCCCTTGCCTATCATCAAGGTCAGTGGTCAGAAGATAACAACTGCTATATCTATGTCAGTGCCCGTGGCAATGTGCATACCTGTTCAGCAGAGCAGGGTGATACTTACAAGCGCTCACGTGATGAGCGTGAAGTCAAGTACCAACAAGCACATACACGTCACCATGGTGCTCCAGATGTTGATGCTGTAGTGGTCGAAGCCACTGTTGTTTCCTGACCAAACTAGGGGGCTGTAAAGTCCCCTCTTCTCTTTATTCTTATTTGTAACCATGGCTAAGTCGTACCTTGCTGTAATTCTGGGCATAGGTTTAGGAGGTCTTATCTGTGCCTTTGGCCAGAAGCATTTAAACCACCGTGCAGTGCAAACTTGTAATGCACAACCTGACTATCATCGACTGCTCACGTTAACATCGTGGGTAGGTGATGCTAAACATTGCGTACACATTCGCTATCTCAACAATGACCAAACCTATTAAACGCACTGATGATCTTGTATCTTATGGAACAAGTGCTGGCATTATTGGCATGGCTGCTTTAGTTGGCTTGCCAGTAGGTGCTGCATGTGTTTACCTTGCATATAAGATCTATCAATCCAGAAGGAAGTAATGACTTCTGCACTAAAGGGCTATGGCCCTTTTCTGCAGGACTCTATATCCTGCTCAATCTTTATCCATTTCACATGATTCAATCCACGGTCAAAACTAATGATTTTTAAATTCACTCTTGAAGACAACAACAAGGAAGGTGCATTTACCTTCGTAACTGTTGAAGATTGCACTGATATGGATGATGCAATCAATCATATTCGTAGTGAGTTCCCTGATCACACTATCGAACACATCAACAAAATCCACCGCTTCTCACCAAATGACAACTAAAGAACTACAAGACCAAGCTATCCAGGCTGCTCGCAAGCTGGGATGGATGGTCTCCACTGAAGGTAATGATTATGCAGCGATGGTTGTTGCCTGGAGTAAAGCGGCTGGCACAAAGAGAGGTAAAGCAACTAACTGGTGCAGAGTCATGACCATCGTTGATGGTATGGCTCAAACCGATACTGTTAAGATGCCTCATTATTACCAAGATGTTAATGCAACAGTAATGGGCTCTGGCTATGTTACTGAACTACTCAGGCTTTTTAAACTTAACACTAACCTTTAATGGCTTATCACACTGTTCGTCTTGCTCCTAATCATTACGTAAGACTTGATTCCTATGCGAAGTCCCCTGTCCCCGTCATTGCTACTATTGTTATTACTCTCCTGTTATTTACAGGTGCTGCAACATATGTATTGACGTATCAAGAACCTGTGTGCCCACCAGGGCGCACTGAATACCATGGACCTGCTTGTTAACTATGGTTGTTTGTTGCCCTACTATCTATTATTCCTTGTTACAACCTCCATGGAATACTGTTGACTTAAACCTTGAAGATCACATTGACTTTTGGTACAAGAGTCTTAATCTCTGTTGCCAAAATCATATGCCAATTGATATGTTTTGTACTTATCTTGAGGCTATCAATGATGAAGATACTGAATAACATTACTCACTTCATTTCAATTCACTATGACTATTGAAACATTTGGCAACGGTGGTTACATCGTTACTGGTGACAGCATTCCTACCTATCGTTTGTTGATGCTACGCCATGGATTAAAGATGGAGATGAAAGGTCTCCGTATATCTTCTCATCGTCCTACTGCTTATTCAACTATCAAGAAAGAGTTTAATTTAAAAGGCTCAAAACATAAAGTTTTAATTGCATTTGAACGTATACTTACTCATGATTACAATTTAAAATTAACAAATCCAACGGTTTAGTATTTACTAGGGGGCTGCGCATCCTACCAACGCAGACATTCACATTATCTCAATTCAAATGACTAACAAAGTTGTTCCTCTTATTCTTGATCGTGCGTGCTTTGGTCGGTTGCTTACGACACCAACAGTACGTGACACTGTTCCTCCTGCAGTTATTGTTCGTTTAGCAGAACGTCACTTCAATGATGATTGGGGTGATCTGCCAGGAGAAGATGAAGAACTAAATATGAATATTATCAACGGTATTCATAACAAAGACAAGGAGGCTGAATCTGGTCGTATTATGTCTGTTTACACATGGCCTGGTCTACCAGAAAAGATCTGGATCATTTCATATCTGCAATATGATGCCAAATTGCAACAAGATCCTGACTGCTGCAACACAATAGTTATGTTTCCATCAGAGTACTAAACTACCCTGGGCATTATGTCTTATTACTTGCGTTCTATTCCAGGGACGCCAAGACTATGTAAGTCCCAGGCTACACACCTCATTCAATTCAACGTTTCTAACACTATGTCTCTCATCAAAACCTGGCTGCTTGAAGAACAGCGTCGTCAATTCGAAGTTGGTCAAGCTGAATACAAAGACTTTATGACCAAGTACACACAAGATCAGCAATTCATTCTTAATGATATTGCAGACGAACAAGAACAAATCATGCAAGAACTTATGTCAGAGGAGGTGGCAGGAGATGCCGACTACCACCAAGGATGATGTCATCTTGCACATCATTGTAATCATTTCAATTATTATCACTGAATTAATCTCATGCTTCCTCCAGAAACCTACGAAATCGCTCAAGCCCTCACTGGCTACGAAAAGTTCAGTGAAGAAGAATACCTGGAACAATGGGAAGCAACCGTCACCTACGACAGAGCAAAGCCCTGCAACAAGCCGCCCTTCAACGGCAGCATCAGCAAGGACAAAGAAGGCAAGCTCTGGTGCTACTGGATCCCAGTCCATGACAACAAAGAGCTCCAAGGCTGGTACGAAATCCCGTGCAAAGAAGACATTGAAGACTATGTCCTTGGTTCATTAGCCTTTACACCTGGTGACCAAGAAGTTGAACCAGACCATCCTGATTCTTGGTTGAATCTTCTCTGTTTAATCTGACCTAAGTCTGGGCATCCTTAACGGTGTAAGCCCCAGATATATAACTAAATCTTATGTCAACAACAATCAGAGTCTACAAAGATTGTGGTCCTTATTGGGATCCAGATACTGACATACATGTACTTCATAGCTTAGCCGATTTAATTGGCTGGGTTCGACATTACATGTCAGAAGAAATCCCAGACTGTATTGCTATCTACAACAATGATAATCTCATTGGTGGTTGGCTAGCAGAAGGAGATGCAGAGCCAGATGGTGAAGGGGGTATGTACCCTATTCACTGTGGTTATGAACGTGTTAGCCCCAATAGCTGGCACTGGACTAACAATCTTTTCAGACACACTTCCAAAATTACTCAAATGACAATTTTAAAAAGCAATGAATCAATCTGAAATGACAAAGCTTCACAAACAACAACTCAACATCAGATTACCTCAACATTGGTACATTGATAAACTTGATGATCTTGCAGAACGCACAGGTCGCAGTCGTATTGATGTAGCACGTTCATTGCTTATGGCTGCTGTTGAAACTTGTTATCCAGAAGAAGGACCAATTATTACAGTAGAAGATGTTCCTAAGTTTGAAGACTTAATGGACATCTACACATGGTCCTGTTATGACAATGAACAACAAACACCTACTAACGACAAATGACAGGACGCAATCGCTATCGTGTCAAGTACAGACATGAGCCACCAACAGATCCTGTACCTGGTCAAGATTATCTTCTTGGTGTAGGTACTTGGTCTGCCAATATTTATGCTCATGACATTGATGATGCACGGCACCAGATCCTAAAGAACTTTCCACGCAGAAAGTCTGATGGAAAAATGGTCCATAGAGTTATTGTTTCTTGTCGCAAAATCTACTACTGAATTTAATGAATCAATCTGAATACATACCACCACCGTCTTTAAAAGAACGTGGTGGTCGTAATCCTGTTATGACAGTAGGCAACAGGCGTCCATGGAAAACTAAAGATCGTAAACGATCTAAATCCAAATCAAATCTAACAATCTTAACCAAACTTAACAATGAGTAAACCTGAAAAGTATTTGATTGAACCTATGACTGGTGTTGATCAAAGCATGGTCGAGTCACTTGCTAAAGTACTTGAGGTAATGCCGCACCAGATTATAGAGACTGCTCTGCATGAATGGCTTGAAGTTAACTTCATGCGTATCAATTCACTACATCGTAGTGCACAAGAGATCCACAATCAACTCAATCCCAAATCAAATGAAACAGGAACATGAAAAACTTTATTAATTCCTATTTAATTGATGTAGTAGATGATGATTATGCTGAAACGGGTTTGACCAAAAGTCAAATCGACGATGCAACTGAATACATCTACTGGGCGTACGACTGTACTGAAATGTACGAACAAATTGATCGTTTGCTCACGGCTTACCTTGCAACTCAATCCAAATCAAACTCATGACAACCAAATTTATTACTCCAAAAATCAATCTCAATGGTACTTCAGCAGAAACAATCTATGATGAACTTAATGAAGCAAGAGTAAAACTTAATCAAGCATTAAAAACATTACGACTTGTCACAGTGCATGGTCGAGACTTTCAGACCATGCCTGACCCTAATGCTACTTGGCTTCAAGCCAAAACAGAACATCACGAAGCTATCAATCGTGTTGATGATGCATTAGATTGGGTTGACGCATGGATGGTAGCTATCCAAGAACAGATGTTCACTTGATCAAACCTATTCAATTCAATTCAAACTCATGGCTAAAAAACGCAGCGCTATCAACTTCCGCAAAACAATTTTCGGAATTGAAATCACAGAGAATGGTATACAATCTTTCGGTAAATCCGTAAAGCTTGGTCCTATTCAACTGTCTGGTAACATTGGACGGTCCGGTATCCTGGGATCTGTGGCGATCCCTGGAACCGGCATCAGCAAACGCAGAATTAAATTGGCTGACCTACCAGACTTCAACACACCTGACTTACCTGAACACAAGAACAAACCTGACATGTGGACTGAAGACGAATGACGTACGTTTCCAAAGATCAAGTACCTGCTGATGCTGAAATCTTTACAGGACCCAAAGGCGGTACTTATTTCTACCGTGATGGTAAACGTATTTATATCTTCAGAGATAAGAAGAAAGGTCAAAGACATACATTTAATCCTCGTAAAGGTAAATTCACTGAGTGGTTAGATAACCAACTCACACAACATTAAGAAATGATAAAGCCCCCTGCACCCCCGCAGGGACCACCAAGAATACTTATATACCTTTAAGTAAATACTTCTATCTAGGCATTGTCCCCCCTACATGTAAGCCCTAGACTTCTGTTGTTCATTCAATCTCATCTCATGCTTCAACCCAATGATCCAACCATCTATGACACTCTTGAACGAATGGAGTTGTTTGGCGGTGGCTTTGTTGCCAAGTTGGTAGCTGCTTTTAAGCATGCTGATCAACGTAACAAAGAACGTATCATCGCTGCTTTTCCAGAACTCTTTGAAGAGTACGGACCTAACAGTGTCTTTGCTTCTAAAGATTCTTCTATCCAATCTATGGGTTATTCCATGGTCAAACATCTCAGTATACGAAAGTAATTATGTCTATTATCAACATCATTGATCTTGAAGAAGATCTAGTAACACATGAATCAATTCATTACATCGTCACTGCAATGGTTGCAGACAAACGTCTTGCCCGGCCTGCTGTCTATCACCCAGCAGATCTGGCTTCGCCTGAAGAGTATGGCCCTGGTGTTTGTTCAGCAGGGTTTGAAATTTTGCTTGGCGACAATCCTCCGCCAACCTTGGGTAGTCCTGTAGATCTACTCAATTACATTCAAGACTTAAATCTTGACTGGCAACTAGACGAATACCCGTATCATTATGGAAGCTTCTAGTCATGCCTTGCAAAAACCTACGCAACAGTTAAACTGATTGCACAAACCTAGGCAGCCGAGTGACATCCTTGTCGCGGCTAGGCGTAAGTCCTAAAACATTGGGAGTGTGGCGGAATTGGTAGACGCATCAGACTTAAAATCTGTGGACTGTTACAGTCGTGCGAGTTCAAGTCTCGCCACTCCTACCAAACACTTAGTATTCATTATTAATTCTATTTTTCAATGCAAGATAATGTCTCACTCATCTGGGCTACACAAAATGCTGAACCACTCATTGTAGAGATGGCTCGCGTTAGTGCTCCAGCTAATGCAAAGAACGTCTCAACTGGTCCCAGGTTGTTAAAGTATCTTATTAAACAAAAGCATTGGTCACCATTTCAAATGGCATCAATGTGTGTAGAGATACGTACAACCAGAGGGATTAGTCCTCAAATTTTACGTCATTCATCCTTTGGTTTCCAAGAATTTTCACAACGCTATGCAAACAGCAACGCTATTGGTAGTCCCCAGCTACCTCATTTACGCGCACAAGATCACAAGAACAGACAAAACAGTACAGATGATTTACAACAAAAGTTAGGTAAGCCAAGGCTTTCTGATTTTTACAGACGTATAGGTATCTTGTATGAAGATGCTGAACATCTGTATCAAGAAATGCTTAGTGCTGGTGTTGCAAAAGAATCAGCACGTTTTGTATTACCTTTGTCTGCGCCCACAAAATTATTTATGTGCGGCACACTCAGATCATGGCTCCATTACATAGACTTGCGTACTGCTAATGGTACGCAACAAGAACACAAAGAGATAGCTGAGCAATGCAAGGCTATCTTTCAACAACAATTCCCTATTATTTCGGAGGCAATGTGGGACGCCACTATCACCAAACACTCATGACACTTACGTGTAAATGTTGTGGTACAGACTTTACACGTAAAACAAAGCTTGAAGCTTATCGTATTAGACATAAAAAGTCAGGTCCTTATTGCAGTAAAAGCTGTGCTTCTAAAAGCAAACGAGATTATGCACGTGCTTCTGGTTTAGAACATCCAAACACTATTCTTACTGAACAAGATGTTAGAACAATACGTATGCAATTCAAACACGGTGTACCAGTAAAGAACATAATGATTCTTACTGGTATGTCTGAGAATTGTATTCGTTCAATCTTGTATAGAAAAACATGGAAACATGTGGAGGATTATGTCGCTTGAATTAGAAGATGCTCTCCATCTTATTTATAAAGGTCAAACTAATGTAGCTGTTATGGCAAAAAAATTAGGCATCTCATTAGAAGAAATGAAACGCCTATTTGGTTTGTATGTAAGCCAACGTCCTATTGATCCGGACATATGGCAAGCCGATGTAGAACCAAGCTGGCCTTGGGCTTAAACGACTTGTCCTTTCATTCGTTCACGATCAAGTTTTGCTTCAAACTCTTCACGTTGTTTCTTTAACCTTTCATTGGTCATCCAAATGAGCAAAGGGTTAGTACGTTCGTACTTAACACCTCGATAGGTCAGTGTCTTGGTAGACATGATGTCCTCCGCTAAAACCCAGGTCCCGTTCCCTACCTGGTGAATTGCGCCCCAATGGGGTGAACGTCTTTTTATTATAGTCCTGGGCAGCCTTAGTGGTATAAGTCCTAGACTCAACTCAACTCAACTTAACTCATGCACACACTAAAACTTTCCAAAGGTAATGCCAAACTTGGTAAACGCCTTATCTTTTCATTACCAGCAGGATATACATGCCCTAATGCTGGTCATTGCAAAACATTTGCAGACAGAGTTACTGGTACAATTTCAGATTTACCTATGGCAGCTAATGCTTCTGGTCCTGAATACAGATGCTTTGCTGCTATGTCAGAAGCACGTAGTAAAAACTGTCGTGATGCACGTTGGTATAACTGGGATATCCTTAAAGAATTATTGTATAGTCCAGACGTAAGAAATCCTCAAGGTGCAATAGAAGATACAATTGCTTATGCAATATGGCAGCATAATAACAAGAAGTTTATATACGATTTGTTTCGCATCCATGAGTCAGGTGATTTTTGGTCTGAGATTTATTTCAAAGCATGGCTTGAAGTTGCAAGACAACATCCAAAAATTAAATTCTATGCTTACACTAAACAACTTCAGTACTGGCTCAACAATCAAGATGCTATTCCTTCTAACTTCTTTCTCACTGCTTCAGTTGGCGGTAATCTCGACCCTCTCTTAAATAAATACAGACATGTATTTAAACGTATTGCTTATGTAGTCTATACAGAACAAGAAGCTATTGACATGGGATTAGAAATAGACCATGATGACAGTCATTGTTTTGGTGACAAACCTTTTGCTTTATTAGTTCATAGTGTTCAACGTAAAGGTTCTGATGCATCTAAAGCATTAAGTGCACGTAAACGTCAGGGTTCTTGGACAGGATATAGCAAATAACAAGTTGCATAATTGTGCAGAACAGATATTATTTATGTGTTCTGCATTTATTTTATGGCTTATTTAATTACAACTTATTTAGAAGACATACCTCATGCCATTATTCCTAATCCTTCTGCTAAACGTTTTGAATTAATTCCTATTGTAAAAGACTCTCAAGTTTCAAAAGCATTTTGTTCTCCTAACAAAACAGGTGCTATGAGTATACTTAACTGGATCAATGACAATGACACAGAACTTGCTTCAAAAAACCTTTCTGTTCAACCTGAAGCCAAGTTCTTCTGCTGAAAAATGGTACGTATTTGATATAGAAACTAACGGACTTTATGATGATGTTAATGAAATCTTCTGCATCGTTATCTACGATGTCACGCGACAACAAACTATTACTTACGGGCCTGACTCTATTGACAGTGCTATTGATGCTCTCAATGGTGCTGATGTACTTATCGGTCATAACATAATTTTCTATGATATTCCTGTCCTACAAAAATTAAAACCATCTTTTGTTTTAAACAAACAACATGTCATTGATACACTCATCTGCACACGACTCATCTGGCCGAAAGAAAAGTTATTCGAATCGGATACAGCTTCATACACACGTGTGCCAGGTGGACTCAAAGGGTCAGCTTCACTCAAAGCTTGGGGTCATAGGTTATCCGACTACAAAATTGAGTTTAAAGATTTCTCGTCTTTTTCTCAAGACATGTTGTCCTACTGTATACAAGACGTCAATGTCACAACCAAGCTTTTCGAACATATCCAAAAGCAAACCATTGCAGAAAGCTCGCTTCAACTGGAACATATTTTTGCATCCTGTATTGAGAGACAGATTAGATCAGGTTTTCCTTTTGATATTGATGCAGCTCTTAATTTTGTGGATGAACTTGAATGTAAAAAACAAATATTAGAAAAAGAATTAATTAATTTGTTTCCTCCTATTGAACATGAAGAATGGTTTACTCCTAAAGTAAATAATGTTTCTCGTGGTTATATAAAAGGACAACCGTTTTGTAAGAAACGTATTGAAGTTTTTAATCCTGGTTCACGTCAACAAATTGTAGAACGATTAAAACAAAAATATAATTGGATTCCTGAAACTAAAACAGAGAAGGGAAATCCAGTTCTTAACGATGATGTTCTAGAAAAACTTCCATACCCTGAAGCTAAACCTTTAGCTGAATACATGTTACTCAAAAAAAGATTAGGTCAACTCAAAGATGGAAACAATGCATGGATCAAGCTTGTATCTCCTGATGGTTATATTCACGGTGACGTCATTACTAATGGCTGTATTACTGGCCGTTGTAGCCACCGTAATCCAAACACAGCCCAAATTCCAGCAGCTTATAGTCCATATGGAAAAGAATGCCGTTCTTTATTTCATGCTCCTAATGATTGGATCCTTATTGGTTCTGATGCTAAAGCCTTGGAACTTCGTTGTCTTGCAGGGTACTTAGCTTTTTGGGATGAAGGAGAATATGGGCAAATGGTTACTGATGATTCAGTTGATATTCATACATACAATCAAGAAAAGTTTGGTGTTGAAACAAGAGACATAAGTAAACGACTTCTCTATGCAGTTCTTTATGGTGCTGGTTTTCTTAAAGCAGGTAGCATTGTAGATCCTAATGAAAAGAATCCTGATGTACTTAAAAGATTAGGTAAGACTGCTATCAATTCTTTTATGACGGGAGTTCCAGCTCTTCAACAACTTAAAAATAAACTAGCAGAAAACTTAATTGCGCGTGGTTATTTACTTGGTTTAGATAGAAGACCTTTGTATTGTCGTTCTGATTTTAAAGCTTTAAATGTATTACTGCAATCTTGTGGTGCAATTTTAATGAAGCAAGTTGTAGTTAACATCCATAAGAATTTAACAAAAGCTTGTTTTGTTTATGGTCAAGACTGGCAGCAACATGGAATGATCCATGATGAAATCCAACTCAGCTGCAGACCAGGACTTGAAAAAGAAATCATTCGTCTTGTTCTATCAGCTTTCCCTATGGCTGGTGAAACATTTGATTTTCAATGTAAGATTGAAGGCGATGCCAAGACTGGATATACTTGGTACGATACACACTGATTACTGGGCATTCTTAGTATGTAAGTCCCAGATTTCTGATCCAACTTTAAACTCATGAATCAAGTATTCGTTTGTGCTCAAGCTACAGAAGATCCAAAAGAAATTTATTTGGATTCTTCCAGGACTGCACTTAAAGTAAAAGTACAACTGCCTCCTATTAGTGCTAACAAAGCACCCACAGAGTTGTACTATCATATCTTTCAAGATCAAGCACGCTGGCGTTCATTAATCAAAGCAGGTACTTGTCTGTTTATTTATGGTGCAAAGTTACACCATGACTTGGAAGCACGTGAACATTCTATTCATGGTGGTAATCCAGCTATTGTTGATGATTCCTTTCCTATTTACAACTCAGTTATTTTGACAGGTCGTGTTGCAAAAGATCCTGATCAAACTAATCCAATGACATTTAAAACTACTGACAGTGGTTTGATGATTGCCAATATGAGTATGACAGTGAGTAAAGGGAAAGCATCTGCTGATCTTTTTAACTTTACTTCTATGAATAAAATGAATGACGCATTTAGACCTGCTGAACTTTTAGTTAATCTTTGCAAAAAAGGAACTGGCATTACTATTCAAGGCCAGTTAATTACTGACAGTTGGTTTGATCACAAATCAAAACAACAACGATATAACACTAAGATTCAAATGAAACAGATGACATTAGCTCCTAAAACAGAGTTAACATCTAATTCAATTAAGCCAACCACAACAATAGCTACTGACATTGAACCTAAACCACTCTGGGGTGGACGTACTGCTGAATCAGAGCCAGTAGAAACTTCTGTTTCTGAACCTGTAAAACCAATGGCTGTTGCTGAACCTTGGGGTGAATCTACTAATGGTTTACCTTCATTACCTGTTAATGATTCAACCAGTTCAAAGGAACCCTTTTGAGCTAAGCTACCACCATCTAGGCAGTCGTTAACGACGTAAGACCTAGATATTCACACTAGTCCGACGGACTTTATGACACCGATCAAAACAGCAACCAAGTCTACAGCGCTCAGTTTATTTCCAGAAACATCATCCATTGTTGTTCAAAAAGCTCCAGAACAACGTTCACTTGATTCCTTTTTACATCTCACACAACCTGAGTTTATAGGAGCTGCTCCATCCCCTGGACAAATTATTGCTCTTAACAAACCAAATGATCGTGCTCATTCACGTGATACTGGTGGCTTGTTTATTAAACAAGAAGATCTAATTAAATGTGCTTGGAAAGCATCTGCTTCTGATCTTGAACCTGCCTCATTTATCCAACCTTACAAACAAAAGTTTGGTGGTAATGATGAACCAAATGCAGGTATTCTTTTTACTAAACCACGGTTCCAGATTGTTTTTGAAACTGCTGGTTTACTTGAGAAGAATGTTGTAGATGAAAAGACAGGATCTAATAAGTCAGTAATCATTGGCTCGTTTAATCCTGCAGATAACTTATCTGATTCAGGTAAAATTAATATGCTGTGGGATATGTATAACGAAAATAAAAAAGACCATACAATTCGTACTTGGTACTATGTTTATTTCATGAGTGGTTATGGCCAACGGTGTCATGAACTTCCTTTGATTCTTAGTATTAAAGGTGCTGTTGGTGCTTCTTTTAGAGATCAACTGAAAGCATTTAGAGATGATGTAGGTTCTGCTTTAGCAGCTGCTACTAAAACTCCTAAGCGTCCTGCTAACTATGATGCTTATGCGCAGTACATTTTCCAACCCCATCTTGAATTAAAAGATGTAGGTCAAGGAAACAATCAATCAACAGCGGTAACAGCTTTTGATTATGAACATCCTCTTTATGATCAAGGTCAAGAAGCTGCTTTAGTTTCTTTGGATTCTCATATTATTCCTGACAATCTAAAGACAATTACGTCTGAAGAACGTCAAGATGAATATGCTATTGGCATGATGAGCCGTTACACAGATGGTAATGGTTTCATCAACATTGCAGATGGTGTACAAATTACACCTATGGGAATCATGCCACCTATGCTTAAGGAGTCTTCTAGCAATTTGTTAGAAAGTTCTATGCCTAACAAGATGCTTGCATCTGCTCGTGATTCATTCGGAGCTGACTCTAAGTTCTGATTCCATACGGTCTAGTGAATCTCTTACTAGACCTTTAATCACGCATTGACGGGTCGCAGCTAGCTTGACAAGCATAGTTGCGATCTGTTTTAATTCATATACTGAGTTACAGTCTTCGATGGCACGTTCCATCTTGACCTTCCAGAATTCTTCTTCTGGGCTTGATTCAAAACTCAGCATTTCATTCAATTTTATTCTTTATTCTAACCATGACTACAACAATTGAACAGTTAAATTCAGGTCAACGCATTATATATTCTCGTTCAAATATACGCAGAACATTTGCAGACTTTGATGATACAGATATATCAGGGATGTATTTAAATCCTGATGATCTTGTAGTTGTTTATAACGATGGAACAGAGAAAGAATTTAATACACGTCCTATTAAAGAAACCTTCAAAGACTTTCGTTCTCGTTGTCCTGACTTCTTTGCTTACCTTGGTCCTGATTTAAAAGGTCCTAGTTTCTGGCGTAACAATTGTTATGTCTTATATAAAGGTTGGAACTATCAATTTCAAGGTTCATATCGTTTGCCTCAAGCAATTATGCAACAGAAATGGGGAGACAAACTTCAACTAATAGAAAATGAAGAGGGCATGAAAGCTTTCTTAAATAATCCTGACTACGGTTTTGGTTATTTAATTGCACCTGATGGTGTGCTTTTACCTGCTCCTCCTTTGTCTATTGATGATTCAGATGAGATTGCGCAAGAACCTGACTTATCTCCTTACTGTTCTTGTGGTTCTTTTCTCCAGCAAAAAGAAGTATTGAATGAAATACAAGAAGAAATACCAGGTTATGAACTTACCTGTAAACATCTCACATGGATCAATCGTTATCGAGAGTTTCTTTCTAAACGATCAGCTTTAATAGAATCTAAGCCAGGAATGATTGAGAAAGCTACAGCTTGGTCTTATGCTCCACCACCATCTGGAGAACAACTTGGTCAACTACAAATTTTGTATACAACATCAGGTAAGATGGCTCCCATTAACAAATGGCGTATCTATAAAAAGGATGTGCGTTACACCCAACATGATGCTTGGGATTTGTTTGATGCCATGTTAGAAAATGAGTTTGTTCCTTTTCCTGCTCCAGCTTTAACTCAACTCAAACCTTTCTTTAGCAAGAAAAACTAGGCAGCTTTGCGTAAGTCCTAGCGTTCACTTTTATCTCTATCTTATTCAATGTTTGGTTTCATTTTTGGTTTTGCTTCAGATTTAATCCGTGAAGTTGCTTATGCAGCTATGGGTGCAGTCTGTGCTTTTGCTATCAACTACGCTACTTCTTTCTTCTCATGAATCAAATCACACCAACCAATCTCAAAGCTCTTAATGTCTTTGAATTGTATGATCACTATCATGCTTTAGAAGGCGACCTTGAAAGAACAAAAGATTCTAAAAACAAAGAGTTAATGTTAGCTGAATTAGAAACTTGTTCTCGTTTGCGTTCAGAAAAAATTGATGCAATTTATTATTACATGGAAAAAAATACAGGAGCTGTTAAACGAGGGAAAGAAATAAAAGCAGAGATAGATAAGTCAATTAAGCATCACAATGCAAAATTAAATAGTGATCGTGCATTGTTAATGGAACTACATCACAGAGGATGTGCTGATAAGAAAAATAAAATCAAAGGAAAAGATATTGAATTTACTATCTCTCAAATTGCAGACAAATTAATTGTCTCTTCTACGGTTGAAGAGTGGTCCGATGACGAGCGTGCAAAATACGCTATGGTAAAGAAGACCCGTATTGTTACCCAGTACACAAGCCTAGACGAAACCGTTTTACACACTGATTCAAAAGAAAAACTCGACGTAGTTGCAAATCCTGATGCCCTTTTCAACGCCCACAAAAACCAAGACGTACTTCCCAAAGGAGTCACAGTCCTTCCCAACTATGCAATCAAATCTAGATTCCTCTTGGATTAAACACCATCCTAATTTACAACCAAATTTCTATAACAATCTTGACGTTCCTAAAAACATTAAAGATGCTGAGCTGCGTATGCAATGCTCACGTCAAGCTGTTGAAGATATTAATCTTCAGTTAGCTATTGTTGATCAAGAGATTGAATTAGAAAGTAATCAAGAAGTTCCTTACAATGAGAACAAACTTGATGAGTGTAAAGAACACAAGCTTAAACTAATGAAAGCAAAACGCTATCACAACAACGCAGCTAATGCTTACTGGTATTACCTGCAGCTTGCGGTAGGATAGTGAAAAATGAGTGCCATGAATTCAAAAAATTACGAGGAACATATTTACTATATCCTCGATCATTTTACGAAAGGTGGCACTCCTCTTCCTGCTTTAATTGGTAACAAGCTTGAATGGCAGGTCACTACCTTAGTAGCTGGCCTGCTTGCTAATGAGCACGTCTCAACTGGGCTTGAAGCAGAACAAATTGTAGATGCTGCTATTAACTACGTCAACATTATTCAACAACGTTTAGGACATTATCAGAACGCAAAAATTAATAGTCTTGAAGGTTTGTTAGACAAAAATTAAAGGTTATACTTTTAAAAGTTTCCAAGGTTCTAGTGACCAAGCCTCTTGCTCAAATCAAATTCTTAGTTGAACTTGAAATTGAATATGATCCATTCCAAGGACGTACGCCTAAGGAATTTGCTGAAATTGTTCATGACGATTTAATTGATTCTTTATGGGAAATGCGCAACGGTACTGTGCAAGGTTTGTTTACTGATGTAAAATCTGTTGAAGTCAATCAAAAAGAATGAACAGAGAACCTAGCATTTTGTTTCTCCTTCCACAATATGGAGGACACGTTACTACTTCTTTCTTTGAAGCCATGCTTACCTGGGCTCAAGAAGCAGAAGCCTATGGCGTTAAATGGAATTGGTTAATTGATGATAAAGCTACATTGTTACCTATGGCTCGTAGCCAGCTGGTTCAATTGGCAATGGAACTAGATGACTGGACTCATATCTGTATGGTAGACAATGATATGGGTTTTACTGTTGAAGGACTTTGTCAATTAATTACTGCAGACAAAGATATTATTGGAGCATTAGCTCCAGTAAAAGCGTATCCTTTGTTTGCTAATAGTTCTACAGATGCTTGTAGTGGCGTTATAAAACATGAAGGTCCATTAGCTCAATGTAAATACATTGGCAGTGGAATGATGGTTATTAAACGTAAAACTATTGAAAAAATGCATAATCATTATGCAGATACATTAACGTTTACTTCTATCGATGGGTATAAAGAACAGCAAACACGTTTTAAAGTGATTGATTTATTTGCTTGTGTTACTAATGGTGGACGTGAGGAAGACCCTGAACTTTATCTCAGTGAAGATTATGCTTTCTGCCAACGTGCTAGAGACATTGGATTAGAAGTATGGTCACATACTCAAGTAAATCCATCACATACTGGAATACACACCTTTTCTTTTGAAGAAGAAGCTAAGATGTTAGAGCGTTACAGGAGCAAAAAAGTCTTATGAACACTGACTATTTGAAAGGTTGGGATGTTCAAGAACAACAACAACGTGTTGAGTTCATGCAACATATGTATGAATGCTCTGGTCGCACTAACGGTTTGTTTACTGGTCTATGGCAAGAGTTTTGTCTTAATGAAGCAGGACCCGCTTGTCGTCAAATGTTTTTTGATAGACAGAAAGCAATTAAACAATTTATAGAATTAGAAGAGCAAAAAACAACACACGAATTTGTTCCTACTCTCCATGATTGACAATGATCTTGTAAATGAATTTGAAGACATCATCTGTGGTGCTACTGAATTATTTACAGGGCAAGAAATATATGATGCTTTAAATGAAGCAATCAACAAGCAACTTGCCTGGCATAACTCAGAACTTAAAGCTCTTCAGGAACTTCAATGGTTAATGACGGGTGCGTGTCTAGAGGATCATTCTGGTTAGCCGTAATTGCTACTGCTCGTCTGTAAAACATGTTATCTGTTTGACCCACTTCTTCGAGGTGGGTTTTAATTTTTTCCCAGTTAGATTTTGTGTGCTGATCCATAGTAAGAAGCAAAAGCAAGTTTACAATGAGCTTTGTCTGCTTTACGAATAAGTTTTTGTGCTTCTTCGCGTGACAAACATTGTTCAGCTTTTACATTAAGTGCTTGTAATTTTTTATGTTGTTTTAATGGATTCATTTTCCTCGCTGTTTTTTGGTATAAAGTAATCTGTATATCCAGTATATTCGGCTACAGCTTTGTGTAATTGCCAGTACCTTTTGTACCAATCAGGTACCATCCCATAATGTGGCAACATAAAGTAGTCATCTTCATTGTTGATTAGTAATTGAATTAGTTCTTCCATATCTATTTTAGTAGAATAGAAACTAATAATAAACTAACTGGGCTATGTATAGTGGAATCTCTTTGGAGCAGCCTAACCAAGTTCCTGAGCGGCAAGAAGAGCCAGTAACTAACGATCCACAACCCAAGAGTAAGCGTGAACCCGTAAGTCGATTGGCCAATGAATTGATTGGTTTGGCTTGTCAAGCGACTCAATTGATGTTGCAGTCTCATTTGATTCATTTCAATTACGAAGAATCTAATTTTTTTGGTGTACATAAATTCACCAAGAAACAATATGAAAAACACCAGGAACAATTGGATCGACTCGGAGAACTGGTGCGCTCTCTTGATTTCATGATGCCAATGTGTAGCAAGGGATTGCTTGGTGCTACTAAAAAATTTGATCATGTCGATTCGTATAGTGGTAATTCAATGCTTCATAACTATTATAAAAACCTTGAAGAGTTTGGTATGTGCTGTAAAAAAACAGCTAAGCTAGCGTCCAAACAAGAAGCTTATGATATTGAAAATTATTGTGGAGAATTAATTGAAGAAGCTTTTAAATCTTCTTGGATGATTAAAGCAATGCTGCGTAAAAATTAATAACAACGTTTAAAATAAAACATTAATTAAGTATTAATTATGTCTTGCGAAAAGAATGAATGTAAAACACAAGAGGGTGAAGTTTTAAACGGCAGGCTCGCCATGCTAGGAATTGTTGCTGCTATTGGTGCTTATGCATTAACAGGACAAATCATTCCTGGTATTTGGTAATATACTCAACCGCTTTTAATAATTGCTTTGGGTCATCATTCATATGGCCTAAAGCAACATTACATTTATGACATAACAACCCACGTATTTTATTTGTACTGTGACAATGATCTACGTATAAAGGTTTAATTGGTTTACTATCACAGATTTGACAACAATACTTTTGTCTTTCTGCCATTTTGTTATAGTCTTCTTCTGTAATGCCATACCTATGTTTAAGGTTATGTTTACGGCTAGCCACTAATACTATTTACTTTTCTAAATAATAACAAAAAAGGAGACCAATTGGTCTCCTAATAATTCCCTCAACCGTCCCGTTCAAGAACACTTGTAAACAGTATGTAATGTAGGTTCGACTAACCTACTTCTTGATGATAGCCCAAACAAGATCATCGTAACGTCCACGACTCGGTCGGTTATCAAAAATTTGTACGTTCTTTTGATCTTCTTTAGGTAGTTTTTTCGTTAACATTTCTAAGTAATTTATATCTTGTATGTCTTCAATGATTAAGATTCCTCCCATTTTAACCATTGGATAATAGTGCTCAATAGCAAACAGCTGTGACGGCAAAGAATGAGGACCATCATCGATAATCACATCAAAACCTTCTGCACATTCATTGCAGAATAAACTAACGCTACCTCCGTTATAAGCATCCCCTTGATAGAAATCATAACGATCAGGATCCATTTGATCCCAAATCAAATCAGGGACAATGTCTTGAATATCAGAAAGAAATAATCTAAAACATGGTAAGTATTCATGCCAAAGCAAAGAAGATCCACCATGTTGTACTCCAATCTCTAGTAATGTTCCTTGAACATCACGATATTTTTCTAATAACGTGGCATAAATCCCTGTGTAATTATGAATTGTATTTTTATCTGTCCCACCAGGGGATTCAAAACCATTGATATTTAAATTTTCTAGCAACGAAGCTAGTTCTTTATTGGGCTCTTGCCATTCATCTTGTGTTTTCATTAGTTGTTCGTTTAAATACCTAGTACTATATAAACTTCTAGCATAGGGTTGCGTGTAATGCATAGCTTTATCTGTACGATTTAAATTACTTTCCCAAAAATTAGTTACTACTGGTTGTCCTGTACCAATCCAAAACTCACGCCAATAGCGGTTGGGATAATTTAAATAATCATCTGAAAGCTCTGCTACATAACTAGAGTTAGCCCACCAAAACCCACCTGAAAAATGAGGATGATATCCCATTGATGTTTGTTCTTGCCAGTTCACACCAACAAGATCTGAGGGTGGTGTTGTTTCATCTGCACCAAGTGCTAAATGATTAATGCATTTTTCCCATTGATGAATACAGAAAAATTCCATTAGATGACGCCAGTCATCTGTATATTGTGTTCGCCTTGATACACCTTTGGTATGCATGTAAAGCACTGCTGCATCAGGGTTGTCTTTACACCAGGTATGTAAAGCTTTTAATGTTTCTGTTTCCTCCTGTTTATTCTTATTCTCGCTCGCAATAGCTTTATCTGGAATAGACAATAAGTCAAGGCTGCCGTTAAACCCAATGTACAAATGATCCAGTTGTTCATACAGTTTACTTGCTAAGAGTGCGCCTAGTTGTTCAAGATACATATCTTCCCAGTTATCTCCTGGGAAGACGTGATAAAAGACTGCATATTTCATTGATGATCCTGTGCTTCGTCTATATAAATATCTGGCATCATCGTAATAATTTTTCCTTTGTATTGATCATGACGTAACTTTGTTGTAATATAACCAGCAAAATTGTGTGCCAAAATCACAACATTATCTGGTTCGTCATCTAACATAAATTGACGACTTTGAATTTTCATTCCTGTTCCAGGTACAAACAATCCTTGTTTACTTGGTGTGTCATCTACAACATATTGTCCTTTCTCTGAATTCATTTGAAGTGCATTGAGGTATACACAACCTTTTGCTGCTGCTCCAAAGAAAACTGTTTTACCTTCTAGCTTATTTAAAAACACTGAGTCTTCGACAATTTTTTTGTAGCATTGACTATAAAAACTCCTGTAATCGTATGTTTCTTCTTGTGCAATAAATTTTTCTGCTGCTTCTGTATCGGCATAAAAATCTTTATTAGTAATCCATAAACGCATTGATCCTCCATGAATAGCTACTTCTTCTGCATGATAGATATTGAGACCGTATTTAGATAATAATTTTTTAAGTGGTTTAACCATCCAATAGTAATAATGTTCGTGATAAAACTGATCAAACTGCAACGTTTGAATTGTTCGTAATGTATAAGGAAACTCTAAAATCCAAGTACCATCCAGTTTTGCTGCAATGCCTTCTACAAAACGTTCAGCATCTGGTGTGTGCTGAAAAACATTTGTTGAAGTAATAAGATCTGCTTTAGGTACCTTGGTATCTTTATTAAAATAATCGTTGACATATTTAATTCCTTTCTTTTTATTTTCTTTTTTGAAAGATTTACTGGCATCAACGTTGTATAAATTTAAATCTTTTTTGCTTTGAGATTGAAAAGCAGCTAACAATGTACCGTCATTTCCTCCAATGTCAATGATCGTGTCGTGTCGTAGATGTTTAACTGAATGCCACATCTCTCTGCAGTGATAAATATAAGGCATATTGATACCTGAATGATACAAATAATCTTTGTATAATTCGTCACTAGGTACTTCAGTATCTAGTTTGATTAGTAAGTCATTATCAATAGTGGCGCACAGTTGATATTTTTTAGCGTTTACTGCTGCTTGTTTTGAAAGACATAGATTATTTACTAAAGGTTGAACGCCTAAGTTCAACAGAATTTTTTCACCAACGGAGTTCTTCTCTACGTGAGGGATTGAACGTCCAGTAGTTGACAGGGAATCCTTTATTAAACGGAGTGTCATACTTTTCTTGGCCGGGTTTTCCGCCCCATTTCTCTACATAATACATATAATTTTGCTGAAATGTATATTGATTTTTCTTTTTAAAACGGCTGGAGCTATTTAATGTGCTGGATCTATCATGTGTATTAGCTAAAGGATAATGTATTACATCAGCATTTGCTAATAAAATTCTGCGTTTGTAGTCGTTATCTTCAAAATAACCTGGGAAAAAGTTCTCATCAAGTAATCCTACTTTCTCAATAAGACTTGATGTAAAAATAAAACCACACATATCGTCTATGCCTTGACCAAGAAATGCACCTTCTTTAAAATTTTTATTTAATAATTTTTTATATTGGCCTTTGGTTACCCACCAATCAAAACCAGTGACAATCCAGTAGTCACAATCAGTATTGTCACGTATAATTTGATTCACTGCCCCAGGGTAGCCTGAGTTTTGGTTGTTACTGACAACGGCAATCTCTTGAATATGTTCTGGTTTGTTATCGCAAATCCAATCAATAGCTTCGTCTACTGAAGGATTGATACCCATTGAATTATCTAAAACGTAATAGCGTTTTATGGGAACATCAATCGATTTAAAATGGCGTACTAATTTCTCACCTTGCACCATAACTGGTACAGCAATAAGATCTAAGCACTTCATGGTTTTCAAGCTACAATAAATTTAATATACACAACTTACCGTGGTTGATACGGATAAATCGCCAACTGTATACGAGCTATTTAACGAAGATCCAGAATCATTTCTTGCATTAAACGCACAACCTGCACGAGTTACAATTAATGGCAAACGCCATTATCAAACCCCTTTTCAAACAGGGCCAGCTGCTTCTGTAACTACAATTATTAGTGAGACTGCTTCGGAAGCCAATAAGAAGAAGTTAGAGATGTGGGCAAAAGCGAACCCTGGTGTGAAAGAAGCTGCAGCAGAACGTGGAACTGCGATACATAGCTGTATGGAGATGTACCTGAAGCAAGAAGACGTTGACGTTCCAGAGGCGTATCAAGAATTTTGGACTGGTATGCCCGAGATTCTTGAACAATTTGAAGAAGTCCTTTGGGCAGAAACACCCTTGAGGGATGATCACCAGTTTTCTTTATCCGAAGACGGGATTGGGCGCGTGTGGGGTAGGGACGAGGAAGAGAGACCATGGGTAGGTAGCCCGGACATCATTGGGATTGCCAACGGCAAGCTGACGCTTGCTGACCTAAAGACTAGTGCCAAACCGTACTGTCGTTGGTGGCCTAAAGATTTAGAAAAGGGTTGCCCCGAGTGGCGGACCAGACTTGGTGGCTACATGAAGTTCAAGAAGTGCTGTCTTCAACTCGGCGCTTACGCTCTCGGAATTGAGCAAACACTTAATATGAAAGTACACCAAGCCGCTATCATTGTCTCGACACCCGAAGATACGCAATTGTTTAAAATTTCTCGTCATCACTTAGATGTGTGCCAAGAAAAATGGCTAAAGGTTGTAGCAGAATACTACAACCAGATCAGCAACTGTGTTGTATATGATTTAGATACTATTTAAAAAACATACCCACTAGATAAAGGGCCTCGTGTAGGTCCTACCAAAGGTTGGTTTAATAAAGATTCAAACCCTGGATAAACTGTTGTTGCAGGAGTTTGAGTCTGAGTAGAGTTTGGTTTAATTAACGCTTGTACTTGTCCACCTACTTTTCCACCTCTTTCCATGTAATCTTTTAAATAATTTGAAATATATTCTGCATCTTGATTTTTATAACCTAGTGCTGCATTGTAATCACTCATAGAAAATTTGTTTCCAAATGCATTTTGTGCATTGTCCATGCCAACGTTTACTTTTGTTGTCGTTGTAACTGGCTCAGAACCTATGTTCCCTTCTTGAAAAGCCTTGATCATATCTTGAATTTCTTGTTGAGTTCCATCTCCTCCTACATTTTTAATGCCTAATGATTGAGCAGCATCTTGCATGTCTTGCTCACTTAATCCAGCTGAAGATAGTTGGTTATAAATATCTGCTTTAAAAGGATCATTATAAGTATATTCATTACCTACACGTTGTTCTGGACTTAACTCTGCAATGCTTCCAAAAGTTGTAGTTCCACCTTCATCGTCATCAGGATCTATATTTGCTTTAACAGACTGAGCACGTTGTAAGAAGTAATCAAAGTCTCTTCCATCCCAAGAAGCTAGATCTCCTGTTAAACCTCCTTCAGTGGTTTCTGTTACCTTTTTATTTTTATCTAAGTTTGGAAGTTTTAATGCTTCAATCTCATCAGCAATATTTTTGTTCTTATCTTTTTCAGGTTTACTAATATCAATAGGAGCTTCTGGCATATATTCATCTGGTACTCCTTGCAAACTTTGCCTATAAGTATTAACAAATTGTTGATTCTGGTCCATCGATGTTTGAATACTTTCCGGAATCTCATAATTATTTACACGATAACTATCTCTATCACCTCTATAACTACCTGTGGCTACAGAATGATCTCCTGGTTGTCTGGCTAATAACTCTGCAACACTAGCTTGTGCTGTAGAAGTTACAGGATTATTTCCTAGGTCAGCAATTGTATCGCGTACATCTTGTTTACTTTTCTCTAAACGATCATAATCAATCCTTCCATGAGTTCCGTAATCAGAAGGATTGAAAGGAGGATTAGGATTGTATACCATGATGCTTATGCTTTCTTCTTATTTTAAGACAAAATATTTTGATTGTTAATACTCTATCCGCTCCAGGTTTAATTCACTTAAGATAAAGGAACACAAAAAGAAATCGGCTCCATGGACCACAAGATCCAGTTGGGCCAGTGGATTTCGTATATCACTAGTATCATGGCTTCGGCTAAGGATGGTGATTGTTTTCTGCTGCCAACTAACGCTCATCTACATGCTTATGAAATAGCAAAAAACACTGCAGCTATCTCAAAATGTTTTAAAGTAAAAGTCGAACAATGAATTTAATGTCAAATCAAAATTTTAATGCTCTCAAGCCAGGGGAAATTAATCTTTCTTTGATTCCTGTTGATTGGCCCTTAACTCCTTTAGGAGAAAATAAAAATCCTTACAAAGCTGGGTGGCAAAATAAACCTTTTACTGTAAAAGATATTTCTCATGAGATTGAAGAAAACGTTTGTAAGGCTGTTGGCCTTTTAGGTGGTCCTGTTTATAACGAGCCTTATGGTTTTGTTTGGGTTGATATTGATGGCCCTACTGTTTACGAAAAAATTAAAGAATTATCAAACGCAACAATTGATGAAGCACTGCCTTCTACCTTAACTATTTGTTCTGGCCGTGAAGGTCGTGAACGAAAACTATATAAAGCACCTAAAAAAATATGGGATAAATTTATTCGTAACAAATATTGCTGGCATGCAGAAGGTAATCATGAAAAATTAGAAGTTCTTTGGAAGCGTCACCAGGGTGTTTTGATGGGTGCCCACCCTAATACGGAAGGGTATTACACAAAAGAAAATGAAGATTTTACATTCATAGATAAAATTCCTGACTTGCCTTCTTGGCTTTTAACTGAAATTGTAATTAAAAATAAAAAACAAGGTTCGCCTAAAGAAGAAACAACTAGAGTTTTTGGTCCTAATTTTGCAATCAATTCTTTTATTTCAATTGAACGTACAATGCAAGAGGCGGTAGAAGCCATGTGGGCTTTGCCTCCAGAAACAGCTGATGACTACGATCACTGGATTACTATTGGGCAATCACTTCATTCTGTAGACGATACATTACTAGATTCTTGGGACGAATGGTCTAAACAATCTAGTAAATATAAAGATGGTGAATGTCATCGTCGTTGGTTATCTTTTTCAAAAGCAGGTGGTAGAGGTATTGGATCTTTATTTCATCTGGCAAAAGAAAATGGCTGGCAAGCAGATCAAAGCTATAGAGGTCTAAATGTTGATGACACGCTATTGGAATATGCTGTACAACAATTTGAACAATTCGAAAACAATTTTATGCCTTCCTCTAATGAAGTTGAAACTCCTGTACGCAGGCATCGTATAAGTACCCGACAAGAAGCTAAAGAAGATAGAAAAGCAAAACGAAATAAACCTGATGATTTTCTTGTGAGTATGTTGCTCACTATGTATCAAGGAAATTTTCTTTTCTCTCAAGGACATGATGAGTTCTTTATGTACAATTCAAAGTCTCCTGGACTTTGGGCACCTTTAAATGAACTAGAAGCTAAAGCAGATATTTATAACAAGCTTGACATCATAAAAGAAGAGCACTTACCAAGAGGATTTGGTCCTCGTTTAATCAATGACATGTATGCCATGTTAAAAATTCAACTTGCTTTTGATGACTGGAATGAAAATAAAAATTTATTGCTGTTTAAAAATGGTGTCTTAGACGTTAACTCTTTAAGTCTGATGCCTTTCCAGCGGGAGTTTTATCTGATTCAACTCTTGCCTTATGACTACAATCCACATGCTGAGTGTGAAACAATTATTAAATGGTTGAAGTTTACGCAAGACGGTGACTGGGGTCGTGTTCAAGTCTTACGTGCTTGGTTGCGTGCTGTACTTTTAGGGGCTTCTGATATTCAAAAATTTGTAGAGATTGTTGGTCCTGGTAAATCAGGTAAATCTACCTATGCCAATCTTTGTAATGCTTTGGTAGGCGATGAAAACACAACGATTTCAACCTTAGAACATCTAGAAAAAAATAGATTTGAAACTGCAAATTTATTTAAAAAGAAACTCTTACTCTTTAATGATGTTGAACGTTATGGCGGTAGTGTTTCTATTCTTAAAGCGTTAACAGGTCGTGACCTACTTCGGAATGAGCATAAGTATCAAGTTGGTAAACAAAAACCATTTAAGTTTGATGGTCTTTGTATGATTACTGCCAATGAGCCGATTCAAACTACTGATCCTACATCTGGTTTGGCTCGTCGTCGTTTGACTATTCCTTTTAATAATCCATTTAGAGGTTCAGCTAAAGAACAAAAAACCTTGATTGATATGGATGATCAAGGCAATGCGTTTGGTGAGTTTGCTCCTCTGCTTCCAGGGCTTGTCAATTGGTTATTAGATATGTCTCATGATCAGATGCGTGAGTATCTAATGGAAACAACTAAGCAAGTTAAGTTCTTTGCTGATTACACTATTGACCAACAATTAAAATCCAATCCTGTTAAAGATTGGATGCATCACTGCTTAGTGTTTGAGCTAAATACTTCTGCTCAAATTGGTTTTAAAAAGTTTGCTCCACAAGGTAGTTCTACTCATTACGCTAAAACAAATGAATGGTTGTATGCCAGCTACTGTGAATTCTGCATGAATTCAAATAACAACATCATGTCTCGTTCTAGATTTGAATCGTTGTTGATGGATATCTTTAATCATCAACTACATCTGAACGTATACTGCAAACGCAATACAAAAGGTTTGCGTATCTTTAATGTAGCTATTCGTTCTGGTCAACAACGCTACGATAGCTACCCATCGTTGGTAGATTTAGGAGAGAATCCAGAACGGTATAAAGATTTTTATGGGCAAATTGATGTTGGGTACAAACAACATCTACCTAATAATCAAGATTAATTGTTATAGTTAGATCAGTTTTTATGATCTAATGTCTAAGAAGCCGAAGATTTTGTGGTCGGGTGACATCGTTGCCCGTACTGGTTTTGCACGTGTTACTGAAAACCTAATCACTAGGCTAAAAGATCGGTACGAAATTGTTGTCTTAGGCAATAACTGGTGGGGAGATCCGAATGAATTCCAAGCGGATTTTAAAATGTTCCCTTCATCTAATCGCTTCCAAACTGAACCGTTTGGTGTGCAACGTATTCGTCAAATTACAGAGCAAGAAAAACCTGATTTAGTTTTTGTTAACAATGATGCTTGGATTGTTAATCAAATCTATAGCCAAATTAAAGATTTTCATGAGGCTGGCAACTTTAAATTTGTTGCTTACATGCCTATGGATAGCTATGGCTGGACTGGCTGTTTAACTGACCATGCTAATAGTTGGGATGGCATTGTTGTTTATACAGAATTTGGTGCCCATGAGTTTCATTCTGCTGGTATCAGTAAGCCTGTTACTGTCATTCCTCATGGTGTAACAGATGGGCAATTCTTCCCCATGGATCAGGCTGAATGTCGCCGTCGTTTAAACTTAGCTGAAGAAGGCTTCATTGTATTTAATGGTAATCGTAACCAGGCACGCAAACGTATCGACATCACAATTGATGCCTTTGCTGAATTTGCTATCGGTCGTCCTGATACCAAGCTCTATCTTCATATGGGTAAGAAAGATCAAGGGTGGGATGTTATGAATCTCTTTGGTCGTGAGATGAGAAAGCGAGGTCTTGATCCTAATGGTCGTATCATCATGACTACAGATACTCCTCAACCTCCTTCTGTAGACGTTGGCTTACTAAATATTATTTATAATGCTTGTGATGTAGGTGTAAATACCTGCAAAGGAGAAGGGCATGGCTTGGTTAACCATGAGCATGCTTCCTGTGGGGTCGCCCAGGTGGTACCTAACCACACGTCTTGTAAGGAGATCTTTGAAGGTGCTGCGCCTTTAATTGATAACTGTTTTATAGACGTAGACATGAACTACAACCGTGATATGCCAGTTCCAAGTGCGGAACATTTGACTGAGATCTTAATTGAGCTTTATGAGAATCCTGCAAAGCTTGCTGATGTTGGTGCTGCTTGTTACCAAAGGGCCACTGACGCTAAGTACCAGTGGGATACCATTGCTGAACAATTTAACGAGGTCTTTGAGGAAACTCTTAAGGATCTGGTAGAAATTGATAAACCTGTAGTGCGTAAGCCTAAGCGACGAAAGAAAGCTCCTGTAACAGCATGAACTTTTTGGGGCCTTTTGGGTCCCAATTTTTTTGTAGGGCGGAGTTTGCTTGTCTCATTTCAATCTCAGCCCTGCTGTAATCCATTGCTAGAGAAGGGGTTCCAGCTATTAGGGCGGATCTCGACCCCCCTAAACCTCTTAGTCTTAGAACAACGGCCATTTAGGTGGCTCATTTTGGTAGACACTTTGGGGCGTCTCACAAGACTTACAGTGATAACCCAAATGGTACGCCCAAATGGTACGCCCAAATGGCCGTTATTACTATAATAAGAGTAAATAGGGGGTGAGAATGATGAGACTTACGTGAGATCTATTGCGCTGCAGTCGATTTACATCGAAAACAAAGTCCGCCCTGAGACACCAAAGTCCGCCCTAACCATGGCAAACACTCTTACCAATCGCAAGAAAAGAGCCAAAGACATCCTAGATGGGTTGAATTTTCGGTACCTTCCAGATGAGGAGGATGAAACCCTGGAGGCTTTGGGTTATTACAGAGGATTTTCTTGTCCCTTTGGTCACCAGATTCGAGATAAGAAAGATCACTGGTGTTACCACTGTGTTCGCCGCATCCAAGGGAACATCTGTGGTTTAGATATTAATTATTTACATAACATTTATCAACAAGATGCAAGAGAAGTTTTAAGTCTTGTTGATATTAAAGGGCCTGATGAGTGTTGGCCTATAAAAATTAACACTGATTCTTATAGAGGTATTAGCTCTCCTAAACGAGTTAATTTTCCTTCTTATCGAACAAAAAATATGGATCGTCGCACTGATAAAGTCAGTATCCATAAAGCAATTTATACATTTACCTGGGGGGATGTAGGTAGCATGCGCGTTAGTCGGCGGTGTCGTAATAATTGGTGTGGTAATCCATTACATATGTGCTCCAGCTGGAATAGAGCTGATTTATTAAAAGACTTTCATTACTTAGATCTTAAAATTAACCCAAAAAAATTATTGCTTATGGCTAAACGTCATCGTCATAATCTTCCAATAGAAGAGTTAATTGCCATGTCTTATCGCCCTACAATTTCCAGTCCCCAGTCTGTAGACATTTCCCAGAAGTACAATAGATAATAAAGTCTATGTGGGCGAATGACAGCTCAAAGGGAACGTTCACAAAATAATCCTTTAAATCTTGGTACTTTTACACGCACTTCACTGCGAATGTTAAAAGGTACTCTGGGACCTAAAAGTCAGGTTATCCCTGGTGGTTATGGACGTGAAACATACAACCATTGGTTTCAGGTTACGTTAGCCAGTCCTGCTTGGATTATTTTATTTAAAGCTTCTTCTGCTTTAGCAAGCGGTACTAACCAATTATCTTCTCGTCGTTCTTCTTTAAACGACCGGTTTATGGTTACGGTATACGATCAAAACCGTAGTCCTCTTCAAGGTCGTAGTATTTTTCAAGCTGATTCAGCTATTGTTTACAGTCCAAAAGATACTTTTCATTCTAGTTTTAGCAACAGTTATATTGGGCATGTAATGAATGCTCAAAGTGATTTATATAACACAATAGAACCTGATCGTGCTGACCAAGGGGATGATCGTTATTTTCCTTTAGGTGCAGGTAATTATTTAATTTGTGTTTCAGCAACGCGCAATGAAGAGTTTGACTACGGTGTTGGCTTAGTAGTTGAGTTTCAAATTCCACAGGATGAATTATTTTTTCTTTGTGAAGATACTTCTGACATTACTTATTTAATTACTGAAAACGATCTCAGTGAATCAGTTGTTGAATTTGTTCCTGAAGAAGTCACAAGTGGAATTACTCTTGCTGCTTTAAATGGTTTTACAGAAAATCTGTGTACAATCATTGATCCAGATGGTGTAGTGCAAGTTAATTATGCAACTGTAGAAGGCAATCCATTGTCATGGTTAATTGGTCCAGATCCTGGAGATATTGCTATTGGTCGTGTCTTATTAGACGCTACTAAAAACTGGATTGATACTACACATGAACACTCTCTAACTGAATGGCGTGAAGCATGGCTACGTGATCATTCAATGGATGATAAATTTCCTAATGTTTTTGCAACATATACAAACGCTGCTTAGGTATACAATAAATGAGTGTCTAAATAATTATGACCCTTGATTCATTGGGCAGAGTCAATCAATCTGATGACTTAATTAGCGACTACTGGACTGGTAAATTAAAAGATAAAGAAGAAATTTTAAAACCAACTGAATTTTTTAAAAGGTATTGCGCAGCTGAGCCTTGGATGCCAGAATGCAAAGAATATGATGTCTAAAACGTGTCTACTCTTATCACTAATCTTCCTCCTTTAAAGGTATGGGTTAGGAAAGAATATCTTCGTGATCTAAGAGACGGCTTTGGTGAATATGTTTTAGGGTACTGGACATCTGTAAAGTCTTTACCTGGCAGAGTTTTTTATTTTGAAACTTTCTTGCCAAGTTATGGTGCTCTTTATGACAAGCTTCCTATCTCAGCTTTTTTATCTTGGGATTCTGATAGTCCTGAAGCACCTGTAGCGCCATCTCCTGATCTTCCTTTAGAAGAGTTGCAATTCTGGAATTGTTTTAGTCATGACATTACCACGTTGGAAAAAAATCTTACCTACACAATGGGTTGGGAAATCAGAACCAAAACCCACGGGTCTATCCCTGGTGAATACTTGTTTACTATTGACAGTTTTAACGGCGACCGTTCTAGGGCTGACATTTCTTTTGCAGAAACGCCCGACGAACACAAATCCTTCAACATCATTGCGTTGCCAAATGGTCAAATTGCAGCGTATCCAAACAACAGATGCCGTCTTACTGATCCTTCTTTGTCCCCAGAAGAACTCAAACGGCCCGACTTCCTTGTTTCTACACGATACTTTCAAGTAGAAAGTCCTAATGCAAAATGGGGTCGTTTAGGAGAATCAGAAGAATATTTTTGGGAAACCAAAACAGAAAAAACTTTAGTTGCTTTTACAGCTAATAAAGATAGTTTTGATGAACAACAAGACTTTGATAGGTAGAATATAGAAGTTGAATCTACTTTGTTATGCAAGATCTTTTAAGTAGCCCTATTACTTGGATTCTTATTGCTGCTGCTTCTGAAATTATTGCTTTATCTCCTTTGAAAGATAACAGCATTATTCAAGTTGTTTTAAAAGCAGTTCTTAAAATTAAACCATCTGTAAAAAAGTAGAAGGCATCACTCCTGATGACGCAGTGTTTATTGCACAGTGGTCATTAAGGAGTGACAAAAAAAGAATTAAAGATGCACTTAGACGTCGTAGAAATATGGCATTAACAAGTCATCGTATTGATGAAGCCATACGTAAATATAAAGAAGATACAAACTGGGACGATTAATCATCTAAAGCTTGAAACCAAAAGGTAACGCCTCCATTATCTTCTACATATTTTCTAGTTTTATATGCTTCATCTTTTTCCATTGTTTTGCAATGTCTTTCTTCTCCTAGTTCCCAACAAATATTGACACGAATAGGTTTATTTGATTTCATTCTCTAGTTGCATTAGTTTAGCCGTAGCTAGCGCATTTACTGCTGTCCAAGCTGTTTGTCCAGATACACGCTCTTGATCGCAAAAGTATTCAATAGAATCTTCTAATAATTCTACTAGTTCTTGTTTTGCAGCATAAGTAAGGATCATGAGTACATAGCCAGTAATAGTAATATTGAAGCACAAATTCCCCAAAAACCGAGGAATGATATTGCTATCAAAGCACCTTCAGTGTCTGTTGAAAACTTTCTTGCACGTTTCCCATTTTGTATCACGATCTTTTTTTCCGTTCCAGCCTCCGTTGATTCTGTAACAACAGGCATCAAATCCTTGTCCAAGACAAATACCTAACAAATCATTATCTTTAATCCATGTTAGTGCAGAACGAAAAGGATATTGTTCAGCAACATAATCACATCCGCGTTCCACGATAAGTGGATCATGTAATTCAGCGGCCAGACGTGTGTAATTAAATTTTCCTGTCAGCATTAGCACACCGGCTCCTTTATATTTAGGTCCGTCATTTGGACCATTGCCTAAATCAGAACGGTTATTGTATGCAGTGCCATCTGCAATTTCTTTCATCCAACGAAAGTTTCCTGTTTCATGCATAAGATTTGCAATCAACATGCACATTGCATCTGTGTGTTGATCAAACTTTGTAAGCATTAACAATTTATTAAAGTCACCACAAAAAGTTTTATCAAATTTATTTGCTGCCCAACCAGTTAGTTGTTGCATTATTTCTGGTGTGATGATTTCATCAGTAGGATTAGCTGGACCTGCACGATACAGGTCCGCAAATTCATCTAATTGATCATCAGTTAGAACTGATTCAAGCCAGTTCCAAGCAGCTAATTGATGTGACTCTTCTTTGTAATACTTAGCTGCTTTGCTCAGATTGATTGTCACTGGTTTCTGCTTCTGAAGTGGGCTCATCTTCTGGATCAAAGTTAAGATCTTCCAGAAGTTCTCCAATAAGCCTACCAGAAAATGCAACAAGATTTTGATCTCCTGTAGAACGAGCAGCACCAAAAGAATTAATGGCTGATACTAATTCAGATTTTTTGCAGGCCATAGTTAATAGTTATAACTTAAACAATATATCAGTTATTTTTTAAAGCTGCAACTTCGGTTTCCAGGGTTTCTATCTTTGCGATTGCTTCCTGCAGTGCAGCAGTTAACAACGGTATAAGCTTGGATTTATCAATGCCTTGCATTACAGCTTTACCGTGTTCATCTACTTCGTCTTTAGTTCCAGTAACAGCCTGTGGTACGACAGCCTGTACTTCGTGAGCCAAGAAGCCGTCAACTTTGTCACCAGAAACACCAATAAAATTAAAGCGGTGAGCTTTAAGTTCATTGATACGGTCAATGGCTCCGGTCAGTGAAACAACGTTTTCTTTTAAACGATAGTCTGAAGTTTCTATGTAACTGGTAGAACTGCCATTAATTGAGATTTTTCCTCTTTCAGTGCCTCCATTGTCATGAAAAGTAATCATATTTCCACTTACATTGTTCCCAGAGTTATTTGCATATGAATTTCTCAGCATCAAACAAGTGTAGTTAACATTTGTTGATTGAAAAATCACTATGCCATGGCTGTTTCCTTGGAAAGCAGCCATTTCTCCAGCGCCGTTGTAATTACTTGTGCGACCCTTAAGTAAATTGCCCGAGCTAGTGATTCGCATCCGCTCGGTAGATCCGCCAGTTGTAAAAATTAAATGCTGACCTGATCTTACGGCTAAATCATTTCCACTACCACCAGCCGCTATAAGACCTGCACTGCCTATATAACCAGCAAAACCATTACCAGCTTGATTCGCAAATTCAAGATATTGTTTAAACGACACACCACCATCGGAGTGAATTCTCATCCGCTCGGAACTGTTGGTATCAAACGTTATTGTTTTGGCGTCACTGGAGTGGGTTGATCCGTGAAGGTCTATATTTGCTGAGCCACTACCTCCACCACTTAAGTGCAATGCAGCTGCAGAATTAGCGTTAAAAATTTGGTTAAATGTTGAGCTAGAACTGCCTAGCGTAATCGAGCCCGCAAATGAAGCAGCACCGTCCGCACTGATAAGTGAGGTAGTAGTACCATTTAATTGTCCATAGAATAAACCATTAGACCCAGTAGCTCTATTTATAGTCAAGTTTGCATTGCCGCCGCCTAATCCATTTATTAATAGCCCATTGTTAGCACTATGATCCCCAAACTCAGCGGAGCCGTCCGCATTAATCGTGCTAGTTACTGTTCCATTTAACTTGCCATTCCAAAGATCATTAGTACCTGCTGTTCTGTTCGAAACGTATGTTCCATTTTGTGAGATATAAGCTGCATTAGTTGAGGAAGTAGCTGTTCCTCCTACTATTACATTCCCCGAGCTGTCAATTCGCATCCGCTCAGTATTAGCGGTCCCAAATGTCATTAAATTCCCATCAAACATTTTAAGCAGACAATGAGGAGTGTTATCATTGCCTCCATTCGCGAGAATTAGATCGCCAGCGCTGTTAGAGATCCAGGCTTCACGCGTGTCACTCCCATCTTTTAATCGAATACTTGGAGTTGTACTTGCATCACTATTACCTTTGATAACAAGCAAAGCATCTATAGATGTTTCGCCAATCCCAACCTTGCCCAAGCTGTCTACACGTATACGTTCTGTCGCTGCAGTTGTAATTGCTACTGTATCTGCTGCAGGAGAATAAAGACCAGTATTATTATCATCAATAAAAGTAACACCTGGAGCACTTACAGTTCCAGATGCAAATTCTGCAGTACCACTAACAGTTAGATTTGTTCCACCAGATATTGTAATACCACTTGCAAATACACTAGTACCATCCTCCAGCAGAACGATGTTTGGTTCCGTTGCATCAGTGTGCTGAAGGTTAACGACTCTGATGGTACTCATTTCTACGCAGTCTAATATCTTCTATTTTAACTCCAAAATACTGTTAACTATCTATCACCAAGGAATACCTGCAGCATGTGTAGGATTTTCTTGCTCATCTAGATCAGAAGTTAAACTAGATTCCATGGAAGCAACTTGCTCTTCACCTAAGGAATCTTGCACCCAACCAATACAGATTGCTTCTGTTAAATCATCGTAAGCAACAAAGCCTGGATCAGAAGGATCAGCTGTAAAACCTTGTGAACCATAAGCACCTGAGTTGTAGTCTTCACCACTTACTTCGGGGTTGGGGCGAGAAGCTGCCAGATTCCAATGCACTGTATAGACTACACCATCAGAAAGTTCACGATCTAAAGTATTAACAGACCAAGTGTACGTATCAGCCATTGTTATTAAGTAGTTTTTATTATTTTAACAGTATTAAACAATATGCATACTTTCTAATGGTTCTAATACATTAGAAGAAAAATAATTTTGTGCATCAGCTTGTTGTTTAATTGTTAATAATTTAAGAAATTCAATATCATCTGAAACCACACAATCGATACCGTCAAATCCTTTTTCAATACCAACGCGTAATCTTAAACCTCCATTCCATAGTTCTCTGCCATGCAGAAGAAGTGGGTTGCCCAGTTGATCTTGCTTTAAAAGTTCATAGTAACGTTCAAATTTTGGTTGATCTAGACAATTACGACAGGGTTTACCACTCCAAGTAATATCATCAAAAAGAATTTCCTGAAGTGGTTGATTATAATTGTATTTAGCTTTCCAGATTTTTAACACGTTCTTTAAGTTTTTCAATTTCAAGAATTGATTCTTGCAATGCAGCAGTCAAAAGCGGAATAAGCTTGGATTGATCTATATATTGCATCTTTTCACCGTCTTTTTCACCTGTTACTGATTCAGGTACAACCAATTGAGCTTCATGAGCAAGAAAGCCATCAACTGTTAGCTCAGCATCAGTAATAAAATTAAAACGATGAACTGGTAAGTTTTTAAGACGAGGAATAGCATCAGTTAAATCAACAATGTTTTCCTTAAGTCTGTAGTCAGAACTTGTATTGTAAGCAGTGCTGCTACTGCTAGTTACAATAGTACCAACAGTAGTACCGGCTGTATTTCTAAAGCTAACAATTTGCCCATTATTTGTATTCCTACGAAGAACAAGAGCTTCTCCATTTGTACGAGTAATAACTACTTCACCGTGAGCTCTAATCTCAGTGCCTTGAGCTGCAAAATTACTACCTGATTTTCCAACCAACAAATTGCCTGAGCTGTCAAACAGTCCTCGTTGTAGTCCGTTTGTAGCAAAAATTACTCCACCAGCTTGGTAGTTCCATATATATGCATTAGTCGCATCTCCCATGCCCATCACAAGACCGTCTGATGCACCAGAACCTGTGCCTGTATTTGTTGACTGTATATAGGCAGAGCTGGCCGTATCTCCATTGTGCATTTGAACATATCTAGCAGGATTAGATGATGTTGTTCGCCCAATAACTAAAGTACCCGAGTTGGTGATTCTCATCTTCTCGGTATTATTTGTTCCAAAAATTGTAGATTGGTTTTCATAATTCCATAGATACATATTCTGACCACCCCAGTTTCCAACGAAACCTCCTTGGCTAGAACCAGTACCTGTATTAGGATTTTGAAATAATACTGCCGTACCAAGTGTTGCACTATAAATATTTAAAGCCGCAGTACCAGCAGCACTATTGCCCATGTGAACTCTACCCGAGCTGTCGATTCGCATCCGCTCTGCAGCATTTACCATAAATTGCATGTGATCAGTATTATGTGCATATCGAATACCACCGGCAAACCTAGAATTTCCTGTTGTACCGTCTGCAAAAAATATCTCAGTATCAGAGGTTGTGCCTCCTCTTAAAGTCATTCCGCAATGAGATGCACGCGCTATTGTTAAAGCATCACCATAAATAGCAAATCCTGGAGTTGTTGTTCCTAAAAGCAACCTGCCTGAGCTGTCGATTCGCATGCGCTCGACCGGACCAGCAGTATTTAACGCAGTGTTCGAAAAGGTCATATATGACCCTCTTGCACTACCAGTCCATGTTTGATCTGAATGGACTTCAATCTCGGCTGTATTTGCAGAGCCCTCTCCATAACTAAGTGCACCAATTAGCTGATTTGAACCGCTAACACTTGCACCTTTTTGAATAGTAATAGCACCTGCGCCTGCACTGTTATTCCCATTGCCTTTGACACATAAAAGCCCACTGTTGCTTGTTGACGTATTACCTATTAACACACGTCCAGAAGATGTAATTCGCATCCACTCTGCACCTGCCGTGCCAAAACCTAGGTAATCATCAGAATGACCGTAAGCTACAAATCCTCTAAGACCGCCTGCAGCATCATTAAAAACAAGTTGCCCAAAGCTAGATGCACCTGACTTAATAGTCATTCCACTATTGCCAGTGCTATTAATAACTAAATCATTAGCAGCAGACCACCCATCGCCAGATGGATCTGTGCTTCCAATCCCAATATTTCCCGAGCTGTCAATATTTAAACGGTTATTACCACCAGTAACTAAGTTAAGAGTATTAGTACCAGAAGAATATAAGCCAGTATCAGTATCTCCTTCAAAGGTAAGAGAAGGCTGTGATGCAGATCCTAACTCAAGCGTTAGTTTTGATATAGGTGAGTCAGTAGTAAGAAGGGTACCACCAGCCGTGGGTAGAATAAAGGTTTGGTCTGCAGCTACAGCAGGTGCTTGGAGTTCAGAATAACCAGATGTTGCACCACGCAGCCTTAAAGTACCCGACATTTTACTACTTTACTTTTTTCTAATTATACGTCAGGTTGTTGTGCTGCAATGCTTGCTAGATAAGCATCGATTAGTTCTTGTGTCCAAAGAACACCAGCTACATCTTGTACTTCTTGTGGTGCTTCAGATACATCATCACCAGGGGAATAGACAGTACGGTGATAAGACCGTGCAATTTCAGCACCATCTTTAGAAATGATATCAGCACGACGGCATTGGATAATGCTATAAGGAGGAATAATTTCCAACTTATATTCAAAAGATTCTGTTAAAGCCATATTAGGAACTACCGACTGGTAGAAACAGGTTTAATGATTTTTAGTTTTGAGCCAGTTGCGGGCTATGAAGTCCTGTAAGAAAATACTCCATCAAGTCTTGTGGTATTAGCAAGAATAGTTGAACTATTGACCATGGCACTTCCACCTCCTGCAGGTATATGATTCACATAAGCTTGACCTGTACCAGCTCTAGCATTTAATTGAAGTGCTGATACACTAATTCCTAAGTTATTAAAATAGGCAATGCTACCTGAGCCAGATCCAGCTAAACCTTGAACTACATAAGGAAAGCCACCAACCAAAATACCAGTACCTGATAACGTTCCTTTATTTGTTAGTTCAACATAAAAACTAGCAATAACTATTTTTCCTACTTTTACATAATATCCTTGTATAGTTGCTATATATGATTGACCTGAAGCTCCTGCTGTTCCTATAATGCTTGGAGTAAAAGTACCTTCTTCGTAATCATCTAGCGCATTTGCTTGTGCAGTATCACCGTTAAATGTAAGTCCGCCAGCAGCAAGAATTCGCATTCGCTCCTGAGCATTAGTTAGAAATCTTAGGTTGCTATTCTCCATTTGGGCAACCTCAGCGTGTGTATCACTGCCTACTTTTAGTTGGAACCCTTGACTATCGTTAGCTGCACCCGTAGCACCATTTGTAAGCATTATGCCTACAGTTGCTGATGATGATTGATGAATATGTAAGTGGCGTTGCGGTGTTATTCCAATCCCAACATTGCCCGAGCTGTCGATTCGCATCCGCTCGGTTGAGCCTGCTTCACCATCTCCAGTAGTCGAGAATGTCAAAGCACCTGGCATGTCATCAGTGCCAGGGGTGCCGTCTATAACAGAAGAAATTTTTGCACATTCAACAAAGTGACTTCCATCTGCACCTTGAAAATTAACTACACCAACAGTATTACCGTCTGACACTAATGTATTGCCACCAACACTAGCGCTGCCCGATTTAGCAAGTATTAGTTGTGCGCCTAGTGTACTGCCAGCAAAGTTAGAAACAACAGACAAAGCATAATTTGAATTACTTCCACTGCCTTCTAGTTGAATATGTGGGCTGTTAGTAGAATTGTAGAAATTACTACGCGCAACATTCGTACCAATCAACAGCTTGCCCGAGCTGTCGATTCGCATTGCTTCACTGGCACTTCCAGCAGCTGCAGTATGGAACTGCAGTACACCATCATCTTTATTTGTTGTATCAGTTCCAGTGCCACCGATAATACGAGCAACCTGAGTATTATTCCAGTTAAAATCAAGAATGCCTAATGCAGCGTCAGCACCAGACCTATTAGCGTGAAAATCAATCTTGCCAAAAACATTAGTGGAGCTTGATAATCGGATACCTTCATTGTTAGAATCTATTGCTAAATCTAAGTTGTTTGCAGGACTTGCAGTTCCAATCCCTACGCGACTCGCGCTGTCGATTAATATCGCATTAGTACCGGCAGTAGATAGACCAATACTATTAGTGCCTGCATAATATAAACCGTTATCTGTATCACCACTAAACGTATAAGAAGGTGCTGCAGCTGTACCTGAAACTGCTTCAATTGGTGTGGTCATAGTGAGACCACTAATACTTATCGTAGGTTCTTCAAGAGAAGTACATCCTGTAATTGCACCGTCGCCGCCAAGTCGTAATGTCATTGTTCTTTAAATTAAACGATGGACCAGTTTTCACCGGTGCCAATAGTGACAGTGACACCAGAATTTAAATAAATAGGACCACAACTAGTGGCGTTTTCTCCTGATGGCAGAGTGAAACTTGTAGTTACATTCTGCTCATTCAATAGGAATACTCTATCACCGCCAGAACCAGTTGCTCCTCCACCAAGGATTGCCCAAGTTCCGTCGTACCCTTCAAATTGATTAAGGGTAGTGTTATACCGGATCATACCGGTAGATGAAGTTCCTGGTCTAGCTGCTGTTGTACCAGACGGAATTTTTAATGCACCGCTGCTAAATAGATGTGTATCTCCATTACCTGAAACACGTACCCATTCAGTGCCATCAGCAGTAACTGAAAGAGTGTTAGGGGCAACAGTAAAGATGCCTGTATTCTCGTCATCAATAAAAGTAATTGATGGTTCAGATGCACTGCCACTTTCAAAATAAATTCGGTCAACACCAGATAGTGTTCCGGTAACCGTTAAATCTCCAACAATTCCTGTTGTAAATCGGCCAATAGCACCTGAAATAGTGCCACTAGTTGTCGTGATATTTCCTGTTACGGTATTGTAGTTACCACTATTTGTAATATCACCTTGAACATCCAGGTCACCATTAATGATGACATTACCACTAAAAGTAGGATTACGAAGAAGTCCTGAGACAGGTACGGTAACACTTGCCTCGTTTGGTGAAACGCCTGTAGTAAACGTTATAAAATCAACGCGAACTTCGCCAAACTGTGGCATGATTAAAAGATCTCAGCTACTACTTTTAAATACATTCTAACTCAGTTACCCCAAATTGTTAGGACGGCACCGTAGACGCCAGAAGAGATTGTTGCTTTTCTGCTTGCACCTGCAGTAAATTCAATCGCATCTCCTGAGCTGGTATATAAGCCTGTATTGGCATCGTCAATAAAAGTAATTCCTGGATTAGTTTGGTTTCCTGAAGGGAAGAAAGCTTGATCTCTACTTAATAATCCGCTTTGGAAATAAGCTTCTCCACTTACATTTAAATCTCCACTAACAGTTAAGTTATCTCCAACAATAAAAATGTCATCAATATAAAGATCATTAAACTGACCTGTTGTAAACGTTGCTGTTTCTCCTGTAACAGTAGTTCCAGAAATAGTTCCAGTTACTGTTAGGTTTTGTCCAATAAGAATTCCGCTAACAAAATTACTTGTACCGGTGACTGTAATACCTTCACGGAAAATACTAGAGCCACTGACAACAATGCCATTATCAAAGACTGAATTGCCACTGACTTCTAGATCACCACTAACAGTAAGGTTGTCTCCAATAACAAAGTCATCATCGACAAATAAATCTTGGAACGTACCTGTGGCAAATAGTGCTCTAACACCTGTAACTGTTTGACCCGAAATTGTTGCGCCTGAAACAGTATTCGCAAGAACAGTTAAACCTGTAACAGTACCTGCAAAAGCTCCGCTGGCTGCTGTTATTTCTTGTACTGCATCAATAAATTCACCTGAAATGCGATAGCCAGTAATCGTATTACTAACAAATAAATCACCAGTAATTGATATTTCACCACCACTAATAACAATGCCACTAATTGTACTTGTCCAGATAGGTGCTTCACCTGCACCTTGTGAAACTAAAACTTGTCCATGAGCACCGTAGTTTTCTCCCGAGATTCCCAGGGCACCATAACGACTAATACGGAAACGTTCCTGACCACTGGTAGTAAAGCCTAGATATTTTTCTTGTGCTGGGTTGCCATCAATAGTTCCACTGGTAACAAAGATACCTGTATCATCTTGTCCTTCAAAACTAATAGAAGGTCTTAGTGCAGTTCCGGAAGCAAATACACCTGTTTGTGCATGAACTGTTGTACCTGAGAATGACGTGCCTGTTACGTTAGTAAAGACTCCACTTACTCCTGTAAATGTTGTAAAGGAAGCAGTAGTACCTGTAGCAGTTACAAAGTGTCCACTTGTTGTAGAAACAGTTGTTCCTGTAATTGTTCCGCTTACATATACATTGTCACCTGATAAAGTTCCGGTAATCAAAGGAGAGGTAATAATAGTATCAAAATTACCTGACTGTGCTGTAATTACTTCACCGCTTACTTCTCCTGTAATTGTTACACCAGAAGCAAAGTAACCTGAGCCACTAACAAATAAATTTTCTAATACAGTGAAACTACCGCTAACAGTTTGGTCACCACTAAATTGTAAGTTTGCTGCAGTTAATGTTTGTGCTTGTAATGAAGTAAATAAACCAGAAGCACCAGTAACAGTAGTACCAGAAAGATAAGTAAAAAATCCTGATGTGCCGTAAGTAGCTGCTAAATTTGCAGTATCACCTGTAATTGTTGTACCAGATAAAGAAGTAAAGTGTGAATTAAATCCAGTAACATTTAAAAACTGACCATTGTCACCTGTGATCGTTGTACCAGATAAATTTATTACATTAATAAATGTTCCTGTTGTTCTTTCAAAGAAAGCTGAGTCACCGGTAATGGTTGTACCAGAGATTTGCGTTGTAAATACGGCTGTTTGACCTGTAAGTGTCGTATATTTTCCGATGTCACCTGTAATCGTCGCACCAGAAATAGTGCCTGTTGCATTAATGTCATTGCTATTAATAGTGCCACTATGAGTTAAAACTCCTGTAAATGTTGCATTGTTTACATTAAGAGTATCTATTTGAGCTACTTGTGCGTATAAATCGTTGATATCAGCATCGACAATAATTCCGGAGACAACACCAAAACTTTCTCCTGTCAGGGTTGCACCTGACATGGTGTCAAAGAAACCAGTAACAAAATCTATGGTTGTGCCAGTAGCAATTGTAAAGTTGCCTGAACTAATTTCAATAAAATCTGCAATAACATTATTGACTTCAATTTGACTGCCAGTAATCGTTCCTGTTACAGAAAAACTTCCACTGGTCGTTAAATCACCACCAACAATAACCGCTTGAAAATCCGAATCGCCACTTACAGTAAGGTTATTAAGACTCGTGTCACCGCTTACACCTAAATTACCTGTAATGGTAATATTGTTATATGTCGGATCTTCGCCAACGTTAATATAATATTCATCTAAGTAGTTTCTAAAACCACTAAAAGTAATCTTTTTATTTCTTAAGGCAGGGTCAACTTCAAAGACATGAACCAGGGTCAGAAGATCTGCATTGGCAATATCTACCGATTCAATCGTCGGAAATTGTGAGATCTTTCTATTTGCCACCTATTTATAAAGTCAAATCCTAACTGATATTATAGGACTGCTTATTTATCACGAATTTCAATTCGAGGTAAAATATCTGTTGTAAATGACCAGATGCCTTGCACACCTAAAACAATGCCACTAGCAAGAACAAAAATAACTAAAATCTCTGCTAGTGTTAAGTTTCTTCTTACATAAACAATTTTAGGTTCTTCTGGTACTGGTTGTTGCATTTGAGCAGGAGGTGCAGGAGTTTGAGTAACTTGCTGGATAGCTTGTTGTAAAGCTTCTTTCCTCATTGCCTCAAAGTCAGGCACATTAAATTGTACTCCTGGTTGTTGTGGCTGAGGCGTTTGTGCTGCCATAGCTTGTTCATACACTGCTTGATCAAATTCAGCTGGATTTTTATAACGTGGTCCAGTCGGATCTGTAAAATAATTATTTTCTTGCGGCATTTGCCCAGGAGTTACATATTGCTTACTGGAAGGGACTTGATCTTCCATTGGTACTGGGTTATTGTTCATTGAAAGTGTAGCATTAATCAAAACCTTTTGCGATGAGCAAAACTGAAACAGGCGGAATCGTTAAAGCATTGAATTCTATTAATGCTGAATTGCGCGGAATTCGAAACATTTTGTCTTCAATGTGGCACAGTCGATACCAAAACGAAGAAACTGATCTAGTATCTCCCGAAGTTTATTCTGATGAATACATTTCTACTGAAGAATGTGCGCGTCGTTTAAACGTAACAGATCAAACAATTCGAAATTGGATTTTACAAGGTAAAAAAAGAAAAGATTTTGGTTGGCAACAAGGTGTTCATTACATTGTCATGCCTGTTGGAACACATAAAAAAATGATTCGTATTCCTTGGAATCAGCTTATTCTTTCTTACAGGAAAGGAGAAGATGTTAATCTGAGAACATTTGATCCCGTTAATTCTGTTGATTTATATTCCGGTGATTCACGCAGGAATTTAGATCATATACCTGATCCTTCTGTTCCTAATGTAGAAGATTAAAATGACGCATCGTTTTGATGGAATAAAAATAGCTGAACTTACTTTTGATAATTATCAAGAGAACTTACCAAAAAGTTTAGCCACTCAAGTAGAAAAATTTCTACCTCCTCAAGGTTCTTTTGATGAAAATATTATGCGTCGTTATGTCCAATCGATTCGTGATTTTGAATTAGAAGATCCTAATAGCAGCATGACATTGGCTAATCGATTACGTTTAGCTTTTCAAGATATGTCCCCAGAAACTATTTGTAGTCGTTTTCCAAATGCTGATCTTCCTTTGAAACGTCGCTTACGTTGTGTAGCTGAGTATTTAATTCGTTCTGGTGAGTTTGATAAAGTAAAAGATGAGAATGGAAAACTAATAAAAAAACGTGGTATCTTAGGAAAAATGGTTGTTATTTATCAGCCGTTACCTAAAATGCTTTCAATACTTCAAAAACAAAAACTTTTAAAAAATGGATAGACGCGAAAAACTTCTTACTGCTTTGTGTGGAAAAAATCTTGATGGTAATAGCGTTAAGTATGCTGATGCCACTATCAAGTTAATTCTTGGTGATATGGGTAAAGAATATGTAAAATTCTGGGAACTAGAAGGTCCAGGAGCAATGTGTTTTCAGCCAAATAATGCAGAACGCACAATGTTTTGGTTGACTTTAGGTGAACTGCATAATGCAAAGGAAGAAGCAGAATCAGCTAATAATGAAGATCTTTCTGAATCTTTTAGACGAATTTTAGAATCAGTACAAAAAATTGACCCTATGGCAGGAGCTGGCTACATTCTTAATGACCATCAAGGCATGCGTTATTTTTATATTGATTACAATAAAGAATCTGAGTAATGGGTCTTAAGCGAGGTAACGTACGCTCAGAAGAGTTTGAATGGATTACTAACCGTGATTTGGTTGACTCTGCCCATCTCCTTATGGGTCAAATTGACCTCGATCCAGCTAGCTCTGCATTTGCTAACGAATACGTCGGAGCAAACCATTACTACACTCCAAAAGAAGATGGCTTAAATGAAGAAAAATGGTTTGGAAATGTTTATTTATTTCCTCCAAGCCAATCTTATTTTTGGCACAAGAAAAGCCAACGCTGGAAAACAACAAGAGGATTGTCTCCAACATTGACTTCGGGACATGCATTATGGTGGAGAACATTAAAACGTAAATGGTTATCAGGAGAAATTGAACAAGGTTTATATTTTTCTAATTTTATTGATATGACAATGTACTGTCAGGATATTTTTGATTATCCTGTTTGCATTTTAAAATCACGACCCACATTAACGCGTCACTACTATGCTGACGATAAAATTTTATCAAGAAACACAGGTTGTAGTTTGGTTGTTTATCTGCAGCCTAGAGACAATATAGAAGAAACTACTCAAGAATTTATTAATATTTATTCTGAAAAAGGCAGAATTATTGTGTAAACTATTTGAACTGAGTTCTAATTATGACGGTTTTAAGCGATAAAGAAATTTGTGTATTTGCTGACGAAGGAATGATTACTCCCTTTCATTCTTCCCTAATTAATAAGGAAAATGAAGTTCCTATTCTTAGTTATGGTCTTAGCTCCTATGGTTATGATATTCGGTTATCGCCTAATCAATGCCTCTTATTTGGTGGTGTCCAGCACGGTATGTGCGATGCTAAAAACTTTGACCCTGAAATCCTAAAGGAAACTGAACTCCATGAAGATGACCACGGACAGTATTTTATTATTCCTCCTTTTGGCTATTGCCTCGGCGTTGCTGTTGAACGCTTGGCTTTACCCCGCGACGTCACTGTAGTTGCTGTAGGTAAAAGTACGTATGCAAGGGCTGGAATTATGGCAAACATTACACCAGCTGAAGCTGGTTGGGAAGGTCATTTGACACTAGAGATTAGTAACTGTACTCCTTTGTTTAATAAAATTTATGCCAATGAAGGAATCTGTCAATTGTTATTTTTCCAAGGAGAACCTTGTGAAGTTGATTATCAAATGCGTAAAGGAAAATATCAAAAACAACCCTATGAAGTAGTCTTATCTAAGGTTTAAGAAAAACTTGTGTATGGATAGTACAAACGATTTGTTGAGGGTTGTGGTTTATTTGCATAGTTAGTTGCGCCTGCTTTTCCAAAGGGGTCTCCTTCAATAAAAGCTGGTGTTTGTCCTTGCCTATCTGTAAATGGTTGATCGTAATTCATCTTCTGCCGAAACTTTCCGGCTGATTTCTTTGCTCTCAAAAACTTTTCAACACGATCTTGCTGCCGCTCGTTGCGAATGTCCCCGGCATACGCAGTACGCTTCTCGTCATCTTCCAAACGGCGAATATCTACGTCATAAGCTCTCTCAGGAGTTAGATCATTAACAAACCCACCAGAGCTAGCTGCCACTATTATTTTTAAAAATTATTATAGTTGAATTATAATTGAACTTAACTAATGAGAATAAAACGACATGGATTTTTTATCCTCTTTTATTAAAAACAATGACGAGCTTAAGACTCGTATGGTTACAATTTCTGATTTTGGACAGGAATTAGATAATGAAAATAATGACGTTCCAGTGTATGATCAATTCAATAGAGGACTTGCAGTAACTCAAGAGATGCGTCCTCGTACTAACTTAGCTATTGATCCTGAGGAACTAAATCGATGCGGAGTAACGGGAACAATTCCGAGCGCGGAACAGGGAATTGCGATGGGAGCCATGCCACAACCACGTCAGTTGATGGTGGATATGGGAGATTACGCTCCGGAGGAAATGGAAATGGACGAGAAGAAACAAAGAAAGATGATGGCTGGTTTGAACCGGTAACTTCAGAAGAAGAAGTATTAGATTGCCCTGGGGGCATTTGCCCTGTACCTTGGGCTGTTGATACAAGTGGTGATGAAAATGAAATAACGTATGACAAAAAAGTATGGAATGACTATGTAAAAAAACACGAAGAAATTTTTGTTGATAATGTTAATCATCCTTTACATTACAATGATGGAGGGCTTGAGTGCATTGAAGCCATCGAAGCACAGCTAACGCCAGAAGAATATAGAGGCTACCTAAAAGGTAACGTAGCAAAATATGTTTGGCGCGAAAAGCATAAAGGGGGTATTGAATCACTGAAAAAAGCTCAGTGGTATTTAACTAGATTAATAGCTTTGTAATCTAGCCAAAAAAAGGAGTTAAGTCTTCATCATCTTCGTCATCTTCTTGACTGGCCATGATTGTTAGGGCTAGTTGAGCTAGCTCTATATCACTTGGAATGTCAAACTCTAATTCAATATTTTCAGCTTGTAGCATATCTTTTACCGCTTGAATTTCTAAAAGACGTTGATGATATAAATTTAACAAGGCAATATAAAGTTGATCCCAAGTTAATTCTTGTGCCTCTAATTCTGCCTTACGCATCGCAAGCTGCAGGTGTAATGGTAATTCAAACTCTTTAGTAGATGTTGAGTCACCCATCCGATTAACCTTTACTCCATTCATTCTAGTGTATAGATTTATTTTTGGAATTCAAAAATAAAACGCAAATCCTCTTCCGATAAATCAAAATCACCACTATAGGTAACATTAAATTTGTTAGCAAATTCTGACAAAATATAAGGATTGATTTCTGTTTCAAGCTGCCTAATAGCAGCAACTTGTTCTGGGGAAGCTGAATAATTTCTAAAAGCTTTTAACAATAAATTTCCAGGTAAATTTTCTAAATCTAAAAATAAACAAGCTTCTTGTCTTCTTCTGTCTAATAAACCACCAATCACTTCGTGTTCTTCATTAAAAATCCATTTACCAAACTCTTGAGCTGCTTGTGCATAGTTTTCATTTTCACACAAATCAATGATAGGACTGTACAAAAAAGAATCCCAACCAATTGAATGAATAAATGAAATTAATCCTTGTTTCATATCAAGATCAATTTCAAGATTTAATTTATCAATTTCTTCCGCAATAACATTTACTTCGTAAAGCAAATACTCTAATGCTTTTTCTTTGGTACAACAATGCCCTTGCTTAACTTGAGAACCATCTGGATAAAATTGTGTCCCATATCCAAAAGTATATGGATCGCTTCCAGTAACGGGATCAGGGTAAGCTTTTTCGTTAAAACCTTCAAAAGTTTTAATTATAGAAATAGCATCTTGATAAAGATACATTAGAGCTTTGCATATCTTTATACTATATATTATTTTCCTTGTCCACGGAGTTTTTTGCGTCCGTGGTTTGGACGAGAATGTTTACCACTTCCTTGTTTTGTTTTCTTAGGTTTTCCAACGACGTAGCTGCCACCTTTGTTCATGTATCTAAAGAAGCTTCACACAGTATACTAAATAAAAATAATTTTAGTTGTTGATATTTTTCTTGTTCTTCTGGGAGCCCCCCTGGCCAATATTTTAAAGCTACACAAACTGCTTCATATAATGCTCTTACATCTTCAAGAGGTAATTTTAGTTCTACTGTTACCACTTAACTTTGTGACTCCAATATCGTGCACTCATTTTACTTGGTTTGCTATCTTGAGCATTGTGTCTAGCATAATATGACTTCTTACGTGCTTTCTCTTTGGCTGTCTTCGGATTTTTGCCAGCGCCCTTTACACCCTGTTGACCGAAACGAACAATTTTTTCTTTCCCTTTTTCACAAGCTTTTACGACATGAGATTTAGTTTTATGACCAGGAGTTTTTTTAGGTTTATTACAAGCCATTTTGTCTTTATTTAATTTCGCAGCTTTAGCTGCTTTTTTATATTTTTCTGCCATTACGAACTAAAGAATGAAGTATATTCACTAATATAATCCCTCCCAGCATCACTATAAGAATCTTCTGGTTCATCAAAAAGCGTAAAGTAATTTGACTCTTCTTCATCATCATCATCCTCATAACCCCCTGTATCAAATACACTTTCTGAACTTCCCAGTAATCCGCCAACTTGTGACAAAGCTGTAAAAGGATCACTGGAAATTGATTCTAAGTTAAACCCTGCACCTCCAGGCATTGCTTGTGTAATTAACTCCATATCTCCTCTATCTGCATCAGGCATAAATTCGGCAAAAAATTCGTCTTGTGAACCTGCATATCCTGCATCACTAAAAATTTGAAATAAAGCAGTTTGCCCCTCCGGGTCTGTAGGATTAGCATCTTCTTCTCTTTCAATATAACTAACACCTATGCGCTCTTGTGTTGGTGTTAATTTTTTTTCATTTAAATATTTAATAGTTTCTCTTATTTCTTGTGCTGCACCAGTTCTTGTAATATCAATAATATAGTCTTTAACTTCTTCTAAAGAAGCATCTACTTCCATTCCAAACTGTTCAAGTACTTCTTTCCACTCAGGATTATTTTCAGTAGGATCTATACCTTTTAAAAGATGATCTGCAAATTCTTCTGGTGTAGTAAACTCAGAAAAAACAGCGCCATCTAAATCTATTTTTGTTTGATTAACTGCTGGGATAACTGTATCGGCAATATATCCTTGAATATCAGCTGCACTAGTAATGTCTTTGGCAGGATCATAAAAAACTTCATTACCTTGTTCGTCTTTTGCTTTTCCATTACCAAGTACATCAAAATGTAAACGTGCAAATTGATCTTTATCTGCTAAATTAACACCGTAATAATATGCATAGTCTGCCCAGGTATATCCATTTGGATTACCATCTATAGTTCCTTCAATAATTGAATCTGCATTAGCATTAGCTGCATCATAATCAGCTTGAACACGTTCAGCTTGCCTTCTATAATCTTCATCTTTTTGGCCTTCAAATCTCTCATCAATTGCAGTTGTAGGATCAAAGTAAAATGCGGCATCAAAATATTGTGGGCTTGTGCTTTGAATTTGTTCTAATTTTGCAGATGCATATGCAGAAGCAGTATTTTTTAATGCTTCCATTGCATCTTGCGTTTGAAAAATGTTTTGTTCATTTTCATCTAAACTATCTAAATAAGATATAAATTCATCCATTGATTTTGATTGGTCAAAGCGTGGTTTAATAAAATCATCAATAAATGATTCTCTGAATTGATCTTCAATTGTATAGATTTTAAAAATTTCATTTTCTGTACCTGTTAATATTTCAAGAGCTTCTTCTTTGTTTAAACTAGAATCTAAATCATATTTATTTAACAATGCGCCCCAGGTATCTGGGCTTTTAATTTCTAATGCTCTTTCTTTACTTACGCCTCTTGGAAGATTATTAGCATCCATCAATTGATTCCAACTATCTGTCCCTGGTTCTCTATTGTTTATTTGGTTTTGAAAACGAGTCCATTGATTTTCGTTTAAAATAGGATCTAAATCTTCTACATCTGCTTTTAATTTTCCTGTAATTTCTTCCATATTTTCATAACGGTCAAGCAGTGTTTCATCAAACCATTTTTGCCAATTAAAAACACTGCTGTTATTAGATATTCCTGTTACGTTGCTTAAACCTTTTTCTAAAGATTCTGTCATTGAATCTACATTCACACCTGCCATTGATAGATAACCACCTATGCCACTATCACCTATTAATGAATTTGCAATACTAGAATTTGCACCATAAATTTCATTAAACCCTGGTAGCCCCTTATATATATTTAATTCGTTTTCTCGTTTTCTTTCTTGAGCTAATTTGTCTGAAGTTGTTTTTAAAAGATCAAAAGCTAAAGCTTGAAACTTATCTTGTTCTTCTAAATCCTTTTTACCAAAAACATTAAATATACTGGTTTCTAAAAAACTAACGCCTTCTTTATTGACTATAGGGGTTCGATTTCCATACTCATCTTCTTCATACATAATATTGCCATTTGAATCTAATACAAAAGGCTCATCCCAATCAATAGTAGGGCGACCACTTCCACTGCTTGGTGTTGTTAAACCTAATAAATTATCTCGATAAACTGTTTGATCCCCCGGATCCATTGAAGTCCAGGTTTCCGAATAGCTATTAGCCTTGTCTGTAGCTTCAGCTTCATTGCCTCTATTATCGTCATCTGAAATACCAGAATTTTTAATATCTGTATATGTACCATGAAGAAAAAGTTCTAGACTATTTTCAGGAGTATCTGCAATATAGGGACCAACAACATCTAAATCAGGTAATGCGTAGTTTCCAGCAGTAACTCCTGTTTGTGCATTTTTCCAGTTTTCTAATGCAGTTCGTCCATGTGTCGTTTCCGTGCGGTAATATTGAGAATCAAAACCTTTACCACCTAGATCAAGACTAGGAGGTTGTGCATAATCTCCAGGGGCTTTTTTAGTTATATTATTATTTAAATAATATGCATCAAAAGTATTAATATCTCCTTCTCTATTTCCTTGATCATCAACTCTTATTATGTCTTCTGTATATTTATCAGGTAAAGAAGCAATGGCACCTTCAATTAACTTTTTATAATCTCCGGCTTCTGCGTTATTAAAATCGTTAGCAATACCATCAAATGTTTCTTGTAATCCTGTTCCAACTAAATTTTTGTCATATGTTATTTTGCCATTTTCATTAACAGAAAACTTAGATCCAGGTAAAATTCTTGATTCATTTTTGCCATAGTAATCCCAGTGAAATTGTCCATAATTATTTGCAGTCTCATTAGCTTCACTTTGAGTTACAAAATCTTCACCATCTGTACTTAATGTAGTTATATAACTTCTTACATTACCGTCTGTCCCTGTCATTTCAAGGGTACTATATACTTTAAAATTTCTATCTGGATTATTTCCAGGGGGGAATCCAGGGCTTCCTATTTCATCAAAACCACCTTCTCCATTGTGCCATTCAAAGGCCATGCGGCGTTTAGCTGCATGTTCTAATAAATCCTCTTTTCGTGTTTCATTTTCAACACTACTCCAAAGTTCTAGAGCTTTCTCTGCGCTTGGAAGCTTTTGCTGTGTATCTGTAGATGTTCCTGTTGCGTTTGATTTAAAGATTTGATCTTTAATAGATTCAGCAAGCCATTTTCCTTCGTCTGTATTTTGATCAATAAAAGTTTCATTTCTGAAGCCATCATCTGTAAGTACAGATACTGTCTTAAGTCCTTTATTTACATACTCAAGATATTCATTTCGTCGTGTTTCACCAATACCTCCCCATACTCCTTTAGTTCCATCCCCCTCAAGAAAAGGTTTATGAGCATCATAATATGTGTTCCATCCTCTTATTTTTGCTTTTTTATCAGTAACAGTATCTGCTAATCCCTCTGGTAAACCCTCTTCTCTTCCAACATATTGACCATATTCATTAAGTGATTTCATTATGCAGTTGCCTTATTATTCATATAAGTATCCACTAATTCTAAAGTATTCGATTTGATCCAGTTAATGATTGCTGTAAATTTATTTTCATTAAAAAAATTTTGTTTTCTATACCAACTTTCCATTGGTTCGCTTCCTTTATCTGCATTACATCTAGTACAAGCAGGCACTAAGTTGTGTCTATTACTACATCCTGATTTATATTTAGGAACAATATGATCTAAAGATGTTGCTTTTGTGCCACAATAAGCGCATTTATGTTCCCAATCTTTGTATATTTCTTCTCTAAATCTTTTTTTGGCTAATCGTGGTGTCAGTTCAACGAGGAGGGCGAGGGGTTCGTGCTCCGTTCTGAACATGTTTTGTTAGCCGTTATGTTATTTTAAGTGAACTAAACTTCATAAAAAATAACCCACCTTAAATTAAAGTAAATATGGTTGACGTTTTGTGTATTGAACTTAATCTGTGTATGAAGTTTCTGCACAATCATGCAAAACAAAGTCTGGTTTTCTGTCAAGGAAACCCTGGAAGAGCTACAGATTGACCGTAAGCAGCTTTTTTGTATGCGTGATGATGGGACCTGTAAACTTGGCACACATTATGCCGCATTCCCCGAGACTAGGTCAAGAGATAACTACCGCTGGAACGTTCCCAAAATGAAAAAAATTCTAAAGGAACAAGCTACGCAGGGCACAGAAGTAATTTCTGTTTCTTTTGGAAACTCCTTGGTTGAGGCCGCTTAGACGGCGTGTAATAAATTTTACGTACTTTGTGAGCTAGGAGGACATCATCAATCCTTGACACCAGACCTGTGTCTTGCGCTACGGCTAGTGTTTGAGAAAGAGACTCCCAACAGCTCTTTATTTTAGAGGGCTGTTTTTCTTTGAGTTGAAACAAGAAAACCCACTGAGGATGGAGTGGGTGTAAAGGTCGTTTTTTGTTTTCAAGGCTAATACTATTGTCTTTATTCCAGACAAAGTGTTTTAGCTCGTTTGGATCTTTGCCATATACAGCAATCATTCCATATAACCAAGCAAGCTTTTCAAATCCAGGCTTGGATGATAAGGAAAAAAATTCATCTAAAATTTCTTGATCGCGAGGCACGCTACGAAGATTCATGGCTCATGTCGCTAGTGATCTAACTATACCCATAGGGCTTATTCTGTTGTGAGTAAAAACTGTCATCTCAAGAAACCTTCGGGAAACTTGATGTAAGTATTCTATATTATTAAGATTTACTTATGACTGACCATCTGCGTTCGGTTTTTGGCCAGAGGCTGGAATGTACGCTACCCCGTTTTTATCTCGCATAATGAACTGCTGTAGCTCAATAAACTCTGAAGGAAAGTTAAAAAGCTTTTGCAGCATAGGTATCATTACTGGGGATTGACAATTAAAAGGAGGAATGTCCATGTGACTAACTCCATAGTTAATAAACTCACTTAATGATTTAGTTTGTTCTGTTGCTGTCTTATCAATCAAAGCACTTTCCCATTCAGACATTAAACCAGCATCAATAGGAAAGTCAGAAGGTTCAACAGGAAATTCTCCCGCTATATATTTCATTGCATAAATATGTTTGCAATAACGATATTGATCTAAAACATATGTCCAATCATCTGTAATTTGCGTAATTGTTAATCCACTTTGTTTGTAATCTCCATACTTAGGCATACCTTCTGCTACCTGTGTTAAAGAAGGATTGTCTCCAAAACCACGACGATACACTTTACCAAAATCATTATATTGTCCAGGAGAATCCCTATATAAAGCTTTGGGATCTCTTACATCTTTTGTTTCTCCGCTTGTACCTACACCTACCAATTGGAAACCACTTGGAGCAACAATAGTCAGTGTTCTATTTTGTACTATTTTTTGATTAACCTCCGTCATCATTGCATTTGATAACTGTCCTAATTCAAAAACTTCTTCAATACGTCCAGGTTTTATGCTTGAAACGTTTGCTCTGGGGAATAAAGGTTTCTTTCTTACTCCTAAATTAGATAGATAAGCATAATCTCTACGTGTAAAATCTTGACAAGAACAACAATATCTAGCTCCTGTTTGAAAAAAGCGTCCTGTATGTGGAGGGACTCTTGATGGAGTGGCAAGGATTCCATCAATTGTTCCTTGTACAGAACCTAATTTTTCTAATTTTAAAATGCCTTGGAACTGGTCTACACCAGCCAATACAGCTTGAACAAAACCAAAACGACGGTTTGTTGCGGGATCTCTACTATCAAGACCAATAGCTTCTCCTGAAGTTGTAATAATTTTGTCTTCAATTATGTCTCCAACAATAGGTTTTAATGTTTGATTTGTTCCAGAAAAAGTTACAAACAACGGTGGTGGTACAGGATTAACAGTATTAAATATGCCACTTAATTGAATGTACCAATAACTTTCATTGTCTTGTGGTACACCTAGATATAAAGTATTCTTGTTTACTTCTCCTGAGATTGCTAGTAATGTTCCTGATGTATCCTTTAGACGGTCAAAACGTAAATTACCTGGTTCAATCTTTCCCGCCCAGTGGATACCTAACTCTTTATTTTTTGTTGGAAATCCTCTAAACACTCCTGACATTAAAGGTTCTCTTGCACCTATTTGATTAACTGCTCCTGTGGTAGTAGGAATAATATATTCAAAAGGATATTCGTAGGCAGTATTTGTTAAGTTTGCAGAACCTAGTTCCCAGCCTCTACGCCATCTTGACCAGGTAGCTTCTCGTTCAACTGTATATAAAGAGTTGGGTATTGAACCACCAAACACTCCTTCAACTGGTTCTACTTTATATTTTTTAACTTCAGGGGTACTTCCACTAAAAACTGATCCTTGGAAGCGTCCAAATGAACTACCTCCTCCAAAAGAGTTTTTATTCTTTTTTGCCATGAATCAATAGAAACCACCTTGAGCTACAACATGTACTCCAGGAATATAACCAGAAGCTGTGTTATAAACTCCTCGTTGAAGTACACCTACATAAAGACGATCTCCACGCTGTAGATAAATACCGCGATTTTTTAATGGTGTTTTTGGTCCTAATCCACCAGTATTTCCTTGTTGTGGTACAGGTGAAGCTAATTCTGGCATTACATCTGAACAGTCAACAAAACCAGAATTAGTAGGGACTGTTTTGCTAAACACAGGAATGTAGTCTCCATCTCCTGGAATGGGAACAGTAGTTCCACGAGTATGGTAAACAACAAAAGTAACAGCTGGAAGAGTGGTAGAACTTAAAGAATTAAAAGTAAATCCAGAAGCTGTAGGGCTTGCTACGCCTGAAAAATGAATAGAAGTATTAACAACATTTAATGCTGTAGTACCTGTATAGGTGTAATATCCCTGTCCACTTTCTGCAGGCGTTCCTAAAACACCTGTATTTTCTACATAAACAATTTGTCCTTTTGTTAGTCCAATAAAAGTTCCTGAAGTATCTGAATTGATAGTGTAATCAGCATGCACTGCATCCGATGTATCATCACGCAGAATTGTAATTGAATCAACAACACCACCACTATTATTATCAGAACTTAAGGTGGCATCCATATCAACCAGTAGTCCGGGGCTTTGTCCCCCTTGGACATTAAGGTCTGTATTATTGCCAACAACTTGATTTGTTAATCTGGTCCTTGCTAACAAAGGACGATCAACAAACATAGGCTGCTTATTAGTATTAGTGGCTGTCATTTACAATGCTGTCTTATCTATCTATTTTATCTTACTATTATTAAAACCCGCTAAAGCCTTGATATTGTTTAACTAAATTATCAGCTAATTGGTTTCCTTGTCTTTGAATAGCTCCCAACATTTGCTGAAAAGGGTTGCCAGTAGTACCAACAGGATTACGACCTCCATATAATTGCCCTAGCATAAAACGTTCAAAAGGATCTTTTTCTTTTTTCTTTTTTTCTTCTTTTTCTACTGTGTAGTAATTATTAATTTGAACTGTAGGATCTTGTATACCTGCTTGATATGTAGAAATAGCATCAGGGTCTCCTCCTAATAAAGCAGCTCCTTTTGCTTGTACTTCTTGTGAAACAGGATCAAAATAAAAATTTCCTCTATCTTCAAACATAACGTCTCCTGGACGTTTGTTTTTTAAAAGAGCTTGACCTCTAAATGAAGTTGCTCCTCCTGTCTTTTGAAATGCTCCTCCAACTAAAGCAGGGTTTTCAGCAATAGAAACTAAACGATCATAATCTCTTTTTGATAGTCCTCTTAAATTTTCTTTTGCTAATTGTTCTGAAGAATAATATTGATTAGCTTCATACTGTCCAGGGGCAGAAACTACTCCCATCATGTTATTTGAAAAAGAAGGAGACAATTTTCTTGCAACTAAATTAGATGCAACACCTGCAATATCTCCACCGCCTCCGCCAAGAAAAGCTTCTCCTGCAATAGTATTTAAATACGCAGCTCTTTGTGCAGGAGTAAAACCTAAAAGCTGACTTACTGTCTGTGCCATTATTTCTTTCCTGCTTGTTGTTGCATAAATAGTTTCATAAATTCTTGTGCTTGTAATTCCTGCGCTCTTGCTGCAGCAGCTTGTTGTCCTTCTAAACGATTAGCTTCAATAACTTCATTACGTGCATCTTTATCTGTCATGGTGTAGGGCATTTGTATCCCACCCTCTTTAATATAAGCTTCTAATGTTTCAGGATAACCTTCAGGAAAAACAGCTGTAGGTTGGTTACTTAAAGTGGGATTAAAAGGTCTATCAGTTTTCATAGGCACTTGAAAGTCACTATATAAATGAGGATTGTGTGCCTTATGTATGGCAAGACCTAAATCACGAACTTGATTGCGTTCTGCTTGTGTTGTTGCTGCACGACGACCTTGATCGTACAGTGCCATTTGATGCTGGAACGGTGTATTGTCTACAGACTGTTCAGCGGAAGCAGGAAGATCTTGATTGGGATTAATAGGAGGAACAATAGTAGAAGCTTGTTTGTAAACAGAAGATTGATCAAAATTAGGATCAAAACGAATTCCTCCACCCTCTGATTTAGGCACTACTACAAAACCACCTTTGCCTGTACGTGGTTGTGGTACTGGTCCTACAACATCTTGTCCAGGTACAAATTGTGGTTTGCCGTCAACTACTTTAAAAGTACCAGGTTTTCTTCCGTATACAGTATCGTCTTTAAAAGTTTCTGGATATAAAGCATCAAAAGCTTGCCCTGCTCCATAAGAACCAGCTCCATATGCTGCCATACCTACGTAAGGAGCTGCTGGCGCTGCAGGAGTTAATGCAGTAGCAGAAGATGCTCCTGCAGCAGACAAACTTCCTGCTCCCATTTCAACTAAAGTTTTCAGTGCTTGTCTACGAGGATCTCTTCCTGTTCTTGCTGCATCATAAACTTCCATTCCTCCGAGTCCTAAATTTATTAGTGGACCACCATATCTACCTAAAGTTTGTCCTCCTTGTCTTAATATTGTTTTACCACCCTGTTGCGCTACTTGCTTAGGTGCAGAACGAGTAATAATATTTGCTGGATTGGCACCACCATAACGTTCCATACCAAAGCCCATAGGATTATAAGGAACGTTGTCAAAGTAAGAAGCCATGATTATCTCGTTGTAGCGTGAAGGTAAACGTTTGCGCCGATTGCAGTATCAGCTGGACCAGGTAATGCCTGGATAAATTCAGCACCTGATCGCTCATAGCGATACCGGGCTTGCATTGGATCTTTATAGTTAGGTACATAAAGAATCTGAGCAAGACGATTGGTCTCATACATGTAGACCTCGTCCCATAGCTTCAAGGCTTCTTTAATACTGCTTGAACGAATCGTACGATCAACGTCACCTATGATCCCTTCAACTCTTGTACTAGGTACTTGGAATGTATCCTCAAACGAAGCGAGTTGAGTTTTCTTTTCAGCTGCATCACAGCGGCCAATCTGAAGAATAATCTTGTCATGAAACACTGCATCTGGTACAGAGTTTAAAGATTCTTCTAGACGTGCATAGTCACCAGCAGGAACACTAACAACGTAGTATCCTAAATGATATCTAGTACGACTTTTATTAAAATCAGATAATTGCACTGTAAGCCGCCTGTGTTTTTTTATTATACTTTGCGTTAATAAAAAAAGCCCCGAAGGGCTTTATTTAAACTCTAACTAAATCAGCAGCAAAAACAGAATCCCAATCAACACGTTTAATTTGTTTTAATTGATCTAAACTGTGAAATCTTTCACCCGACAATGAAAGTTGTAAGTCTTTAATTTCACGAGCTGTTTTTAAACCAATTCCTTTAATGTGATCAGCAATCATTTGTGCGGTTGCTGCATTGACATTAAGGCGTGTTTCAGGAGGAAATTTGCGAACTTCTTCTTGAGCTGCTGCGTCTTTTACTTGAAGACTTTTAACTTGTTTAGTTGCCTTTTGATCGGGAACAACTTCAGTTTTATAAGCAGTAAATACACGACCGTCTTGATCTTCGATCATAAACCAATCGCCATCGTCCCACTCACTAACAACTTTTACTCGCGCTCCTGTTTTTACGTGCTGATAAAGCATAAGGACCAGATGTAATCTCTGGTCCTATATTACCTTAATTATCAGCTAACAGTGCGGTTAGGCAGATACTGTTCCATGTCAGCGTAAGCTACTGCCGTGTCAGGGCGGATGTAGCAAACTTCAACCAGGATGTAACCTTTACGTCCAGCAGCAACGTCATCAGCATGAATGGAGAAACCACCATTCAATGCAGTTGCGTTAGTAGTTGCTTTGGAATACACCTCGAAAGTGGTGTCGGTAGTTAACTCTTCATAGAGCCACTCCTTGGTCACAATGCCAGTAATGTTCTGGAAAGGATTAGTACCATAGCCAGCAGTACCTGCAGGGATGTTGTTAGAAGCAGCAGTTAAGTTTGCACCTTCTACAACACCAGAGGTGCTTACAGGGCCTGCAGGGCCGAATGCAACGACCTGGGTGCCACCAGAGGTCATGAGACCACTTTCAGCAACACGGCCGTCACCCCAGCCTTGAGCTACAGAAAGATTCGTACGATATACATAAGCAGGGCGTGTAGTGTCAGCAGACACGACCATGCCAGTAATATCAGTACGAGTATCATCATTCCTATAAGGGGAAGGAATAATGACACTTGCGGTAGAAGTGTAACCGGTGGTTGTCACAGGGACATAACCACGGAGTTGAAAGAACTGCCAGCCTGGATTAGCTAAAACAGAAGTAGGACCGCCATTGGAAGCATCGTTGCTTCCACTATCGTTGGTATCGATATTTTTGTACCAACCATTAAGAGGCTCGTTGAAGTTACCGGGGTAAATCTTCTTAGCAGACAAATAAGCCATTTATTACTCCAAATAAGTTTGAAATTTGTTTATAACAATCAGACGGAACCGTCATCTTGGACGAAGCTGAATGCATTAGTAATGAAATCCTTATTAAGGATCTCGAAACCAGCATAGAGCTGCCAAATCAGAATGATGAAACGACTGAAGTCATCATTATTGTTGATCAGAACCTGAGCGTTTGGTCCGCCAATGCCAACACCAACAGCCTGTGGGCCGAAGAAGAAACCTTGTGCTACTTCTTTAGCAGCATAAGTAGAACCTGCATCGAAAGAAGCAGTTACGTTCTTGTTGGGGAAGTTAGTTGACTCGAAGAACTTGACACCTTCAAACTGAACACCGGTAGGCATTACAGGTTCGCCAGCCAGGAAGTAACCTTGGCCTGCCTGAGGACCCATGTAGAAGCTGGAGTTGTTAGGCATCATGGGGTTAGCCATGTACATGCCTTGTCCTGCGTTACCGGAGTAACGTGCAATCTCACGGAAGTCAGGATCACGACGCAGGTGAAGCATGAAGGTAGGATCGCAGATACAGCGATACAGACCATCAGCAAACGTAGGAACGTTACGCTTACGTAAATCCTTGACAGTTTCTAACAGGTCAGTGCGAACAGAGAACTGTTGAATTTGATCACCATATTCAGCAACTGTGTAAGAAACACGACCACTAGAATCTTTCTCTTTACCACCGGCAAAGTAGTAACCACCTTGTGAAGATGAGGCAGCGCCATTAGCTTCTGCTTTAGCAAGTTCGTCAATGAAGACGCGATCACGCCAACGACGATAGTCATCAAGCAGCGTCAAGCTACCGATGGACTGGTGGAACATATTCAGGTTGCCGGTATCAAGCAGCAAACGCTGAGCAGTAATCAGAGTTTCGCGAGCAATCTTAAAAGTAGAAGGCTGGGTAGGATCACCCGGATCTGCAGGACCAGTATATTCCTTAAGCACCACCAAGACTTTCTCTTTGGTGATGTTACGGCTGTTAGCTGTACCAATCGTTTGATCAGCAATACGCTCACGGCTATCCTTTGTACCAGGTGCTCCCCAGAACTTGTAGCGATCAAGCTGCACAGTTTGGCCGGGCTGTGAAGTGAAGTCATGCACTACCACAGGCTCAACAGCCATCTCGCAAACATACGCGGGATGAGGGCGGTATAATTCCGCACCTAAAATCTTGGGAAAATCGTTATCAAGAAACACTTTCTTTTATCCTCCAGTTATACGGAAAATTAAGTAATCGGGTGAAAGACTCAGGCAGTATTTATGCCCTATCTAAAGAAAATTTTAGCAGTCTGTAATTTATTAGACTGTTTTAAACATAACCTTGCATATTAAGGCGTGAGTTTATTGTATTAGATGAACCAGGCAATTCAGGATCAATTGCACTTTGGAAGCCTGGTACCCCAATTGCTTCAGCAAGATTGGAATAACCTCCTCCATATAACCCGCCAACTCCGCCTGCTCCTGCAACTATTCCTGCTCCTGCAAGACCTTGTACATAAGGAACAGCAGACATCAATCTGTTTGCTCCTTTACGTTCTGGAAATCCTGCTTTTGCATCGGCAGCGTATTTATTTCCAATTTCAGGTCCTGAGCCTGTCGCTCTTTTACCTAAATCCGTATTTTTTAGATTTTCAGCAATAGTGCGTTTAGAAAGAAGCCTACGCATTGAAGGAATAGCTAAGCCAGCACTAGCAGCTGTAACACCACCCTGTAAAGATTCAAGTAATAAACGTCCGGGACCTTCTTGAGAAGCTTCTCCAGACGTAATATTACCTAAAGTCACAAGACCTGCACCAGCAGCGCCGCTGGCTAAAGCGGCTTGGCTAGGGTTATTAAGCATTTGCTTATATCTTCCTGCCAATTGCATTAGATCACTCCATAACAAACAGTTTGTTTGCCATAACGCGAGGATCTGCTTGGTTCATAATGCGCCAAGCTTGGCTAGGATCGACATCCATTTGCTGCTTAAATGCACCCCAGAAATCATGGGGCTGCTGAGGAGCTTCAGCTGCTGGGGGAGCAGGAAGACCAGCAACATTCATACCTTGCTGCTGTTGAATAGGAGCAGTAGGATAGCCACGCGTTTCAAGTTCTTGCTCAGACTCATACACAGGGCATGGACCTTCAGGACCGAAATACTTCAACGTGTAATCCGACAGAACGTCAGGATTAGTTAAAATTTCGTTATAAGCAAGATTTTCTTGATGCTCACGCACTGAGAAATTGGCATACCCAGTAAGTGTTTTTGTTGCTTGTTGTCCCCAAGAAACAGCACTATCGAGCATCCCTTCTAGGTTTAGGGCGTACTGATTTAGAATCGCTGGAGCCTCTACTCCGTAGTTTGCTACTACCATCCGGCTTTCCGGACTCCAGTTCAGTAGATTCGCTACGTCCTCTAAGGAGTTGATCGAGGAAGTTTGGGAAGAGCTGGGCGATGAGGTCTGGTTTGTTTGCCAGGTCGGCTGAGCCGAGGGTGCCGAGGTCTGTGCCGGGGCTTGTGTTACTCCGTAATTGGCCGGGCTGTACTGCGTCGGCTGTGATGGTTGACCCTGGAATGGGGATTGCACCGGACTTCCCAACAGGTTGACTACCTTGTTGAATGCCGATTCCCATGGGTTCCCTTGGGGTGCCGCCGACTCCTGGTATTGGGGGGCGGATACTGACGGGGCGGGTTGGTAACTGGTAAGCCCCTGAGGTGCGGCCTGGGGTACTGCCTGGGGGTAATACGTTCCCACTTGGGTCGGAGCCACTTGAGTCGGAGCTGCCGGTGCTGCCGGTGCTGCCGCCACGTAACTGCTCGGAGCCACTGCTACTTGCGGGCTCGTCTGTGGGATCGATTGGACGGTAGCGTCCTGCATAGCTCATCTCCTTTTGTAATGCTTCTAAGGTTCGATACAGATATGGAGTTAAGTCCAAACGTGGATCTGCCGCCATGGGTAAATCCGGTGCTTGTGGGTGAGGGGTCTGCATCATTCCCCCCACTAAACGAGAAAACTGGGAATAAGCTCCCTGTAATTCGTTGACCATCCTGAACGGGAAGCCCGAAAGCATTTCCGCTCTTTCCTCATCTGTTTTTGATGGGAAAAGATATTTCAGTGCTTCTATGCTATCAACTCCTAATTCTTGTAAGTTTCTTACAACAATTGAATTGTTCAGGATGTCTTGTGTTGAGTCCTCATAAACAGGACCAAGCCAACGCCAAAGCATTGTGATATCCCCATCTGGAATTAAACCTTTAACACCAGGAGGTACCATTTGCGCTTGAACACAAGCCATCATAAGCTTTTTCATTTGTGCGTCAAATGCAGCTAAAGCTTGCTTATACATTAACTGTTCTTCTTCAGAAGCATTTTCTGCTGGTTGAACAGGTTTTTCAAATTTGGCTGCAGCTGCAAGAGTATCTTTAAATAGCTGTTCTTCTTGATAAATAATTAATTCAAGGCAACGACATAGTCCATGTGTATAAATTGCATTTGCTTTTTTCTTAGACGTTGCAGATACACGTCCAAATAATGATTTATATTCAGTAGCAGTAACACCTGCACTAATTGAAAGCTCATCTACACCACCTAAAGATGTACGAATTTCTTCTCTATACTGACGAACAAAAGCATTTTGGTCACCAGAAATTGCATCGGGAACAATATAACCAACACGATCATTAGGTTCTAAATTTGCAATGACCCGTGGAACTCTGATCTGTCCATCAACACCTCGACTAACCGGATCTTGTTTAAAAGTAGAACGACTTAAATTTGCTGGGCTTGTAAAACCGGAGTTAGCTGCAATTGACGGCCGTTGTGCACCACCATCACCACCCGACTCCATTAAGTCAGTTTTAGGTCTAGATGACAGTAATGTTGGATTACCAAAGAACTGCAAGTTTTTTCGCATGTTATGCACAAGGCTATCGTGAATAACAATGTGATTAGCTAACGCATCAAACTCACCACTACCTTCCATTGAAAACCCTTTCGGGTTATTAAAGATTTCAACGCAAGGAATGAACTGTAAAGTATTTGGAAACTTTTCAGTATTACCTGGCATTTGAATATTGACATTATCAAAAGACATTTCGCCTTCTGAATGTGTTTCTTCAATTGTGTTAGCTTTAATTGATAAACGAATATAACGTTTTTGACCAGGGGTTTGATTTGGATCGCCTGTTAAATTGTATGTTCCAATATCTTGAAAACCAGAATTTGGTTTTTTAACTTTATAGCTATAGATGATAACAACTTCTTCTAGTTCACCATCAACGTTATAATAAGAGCGATACTCGTGACTACGAAAATAATAAAGACGATAATTATTTTCTGTGGGTCTTATATAAAATAAACCTTTTCCATCACATAAAAAATAATCCCAAATTGAATCGAGACGCGTATCTAACTTGTTATATTTAACAACTTTATCAATAAAGTCTTTGCGTTGGTTGCCAAAGTTATCTTGTGAAGGAAAAAACTCAACTCCTTGGCGCACGCCAAAAAGTTTCATCTGAGCAATATGTGACGCAACAATACCCGTATCAATACCAGCTCCACCATCTCGCTCTACATAAGCATCAATGATTTCTTTAAGACGAGACTTAGCGTCAGCCATTTACCTATTTACTGCCCTTTTGTTTATACATCCTAGCAGCTTTGCCTGCTTTTTTAGCCTTGTCAGTATTAGCAACAAATTGTTTTCCTTTGCGAGAACCTGCTCGTTTTTTACGGTCAGTATCTTCACGTTCTTCTTTTGAAAGCTTTGACCAGGCTTTCTTAGGAAGATAACGTTTAGTTGTACCGTCTTTTTGAATTGCTTTATCAGCCATGTCAGTCGTAACGTATTTTCATTTGTCCGTCTGGACCAATTTGCAACTGATAGGAATAAGGATTACCATAACCTTGTTGTACCAGTCTTCTTCCAATATTTGCAGGATTCATATCTAATCCTGTATCAAAATGTTGTCCGTCTTTGGTTCCTCCTTTATCTATAGGTGCATATCCAAAATTATAATCTTCGTCAATAATAAAACTTCCATCTTGTTGTGGTTTGGCCCAGAAAGATCCAATTGATTCGGAAAGCTGGCCACGCATTCCGACATCTTTAGGTAATTGTGATTTAATAGGAGCAGGAGAATCTGTTAAACCACCATAATAAACAGGTATGTTACCTTGTAAAAGTCCTTGTTTTATGTAATCAGGCGCAGGTCCATCTAATATTTCTTGTCTAAAGGTTGGATCTCTAAATTTTGCATCTTGTTCTCGAATATCTGTGAGCAGTTGATTTCTTGTACCCTCTGGAAATTGCATTCCTTTTGCGCCTACTCCAGAGAAATAGCGCATCATCATATTAGATCTCAAACCAAGTTGATTGAGTTGATCTGGCTTGTTCCGATAATAATCGAATACCTGGTTCAGGTCTGCTTTGTTTTGTGTAACAGCAGCCAAGGGGTTTACACCAGCTTTTGTAAAAGCTTGTATAGGGCCTCCTACCATATCTCCCAGCTTACCTGCTAAATCCATTATTTTTTATCCATGTATTTACCAGCAAGCTTGTCAATCTTTTTGGCTTGGCCAGCATGCATCTTGGCACTGCCTTTTAGCTGTTTAGAAATTTTTTGTAAGTCTTTTTTAGCTTGTTTCATGATTTTTTATCTTTAGCTTTTTTGGCTGCAGTAGCAGCTTTCTTACCTTTTTCATATTGATCTTTAGTTTGCCAATCTTCTTTACCCCATTTCTTTAGCGACTTTTGTTTTTTACCTTCACCACCTTTATAACCACCACCTTTCTTTTTATATTCAGAGGCCACCATCTGTGCTTTACGTGCAGACCACTGACCTGGCTTACCTCCTTTACTTCCAGATGTAATGCGCTTTTTAATTGATTCGCGCAGTCCTGGTTTTGTATATTTGGAATCATCTTGTGCCATTAAGCAGACCCCCGTTTGTTATAAGGTTCAAATGAGCCGATAGGATCTGGTCCACCTAATCGAGATCCCGCATCATTTCTAAAGTAAGGCATAGGAACTACACTCGGATCTATAAATTGTGGTATTGGTGCTCCTTGCATCTGTAGCCCCATATCATAATTATTAATGTAAGGATGATAAGGATTCATTGCTGGTCCATGTCCATAATTTTGATTTGGTATTAAAGGTGTATACGTACCTGGATTTATTTCGTTTCTATAGGAATAACCTATATTTGGCAATTGTCCAGGAAGTGTTTCATTAAATCCTCTTGCATTTCTTTTTCCTGACATCATGTCCGATGCACCATATACTTTTGGCGTAAATGGTCTTTCTTTAATAAAGTTGTTTAGAAAAGAGAACGGATTCATTAGCTTACAAATTTATTTTGGAATCCCATGGGGGGTACAAAAGCTTGTCGCATTGGTACAGGAGTCATGCCACCGCCACCTGGTCCATACGGTCCATATCCCATTCCTGGATAGTTTCTAATAGGTGTAAATGGGCCTTGTGCTGGTTGTTGGTCTCTTCCTACAGCAGCTAAAGGTAAGGGAATAAACGGTTCATTTTCTTCTGGGATATCTTCAAAAGGAAGATAAGGACCGCGTCTATAAGGAGTTTGTCCTCCTGGAATTTCAAAGCTAGGTGTAGCAGCTCTATAAAGAAAATTTTGAATATTACCAGGGGCACCTGGAACATTTAAACCTCCGCTATAACGAGGAGTACGGTAAAAAGGATTTTGAAAATCTGGTAACTCTGGCATACGAGGATTACCATATATATCTGTAGGATAAGCCTCTCGATCTGTTAACATCCCACGTCCGGGATAGTAAGTTCTAGGTATTTCATCCATTACCCTTGGTGGGCCTTGTGATTCTGGCATAAACATTAGAGACCTCGGGTTGATACGTTGGAGAAACCTGCTCCTTTACTACCAGGACCTAAGAAGGCTGATGGTGAAACATTTCTAGAAGGTCGTGGTGAACTAATATCACCTTCTGAAGTGTACATAAATTCCTCATCAAATTTTTTCTTTCCTTTTGGAGGAATTTGACTCATATATTTATAAGCTAATTCCATGGCTTAAAAACTTTTTAATTATTCTAGCTGTTCATAACCTGATTCACTGTTAAGACGTTTAATAATAATTCCGTCTCCTTTAATGTTCCAAGTAAGAAGTGTGTCAACTTCCCAGCCTAGTGTTTCAATTAAATCTTCAGGCAAAGTTACAAAAAGCTCACCGTCTTCATGTTCTTCAAGCTCTATAAAATAGCTCATTTGGAAAGGATCTTTTCCACAAGTTTATCAAGCTTAGTGTTAATTTCACTAAATTCATCATTCATTCTTTCCATCTCTCTTATGTAATCTTGTTTTAAAACATATTCAAGAGGTAAACGGTCAATACGATCTTCTAATGTACGCATTCGACCAAAGACTTTTCCAATAAACCAGCCTCCCCCGGAGACTACCGCGATACCTAGAGCTACAAGTTGTTCCATTAGTAATCCAGTTGAAGTTTTCCTTTGCGTGTTAAACCTGTAACAAGCCAAACCAGAGCGTCTACACAATCATCATGAGAGCTGACACCAAAATTAGTAAGCTCTTCAAACATTGTTGTAAAGTTTCTGTATCTGTTAAAGACTATTTTACGGTCTTCAAACATTCCCATAATGCCTCTAAAACGTGCCAGTTTATCTGCACGAAAACCTTTAACAGGATGCCAAATTAAATTATAAAGCCCTTCATTATTTAAACATATTCGTTTAAAGTCTGCTTCTAAAGAAGCCTGATACTGCACTGCTTCTGACCAAATATCACAAGTTGAATATGTTGGAAAATATAAACCATCATCTTGTTGTCCAATAACAGACCAGTCATTTAACAGCTCTTTTAATGCATCTAATTTTTCTAAGTTACCCATAACACGTAGTCTTCTGTAATCAATAATATGGATTTTGTCTCCTATTCTGCCTCCCAAAACCATAACTGTATAGTCATTTTTTTCTTTAGTACCGGCTGAAAGATCAACCCCTATTCCAAGCGTGTCAAATTCTGTGGCAATTTCAGCTTTTACTAAAAGCTCTGGTGCCAATGAAAGTTCGTTTTGCCTGACAATTTGATTCATGTACTGAAACGAAAAAGCAACAGGAGCTTGCCTCTTCTTTTCTTTCAGGTAGTCTAGAGACCACATGTCAGGCCAATATGACTCTTCTTCGCCGGTCACCTCGTTATTTAAAATGGCAGAAAGAACGAGTTGCATCCAATTATTTTGCGGACAGAACGTGGTCGAATGAATGTCATCATGACGGAAGCGAGTACCAAGACAGATTGCACGACCCCCTTCAAACATCGTCGGTGCAATCACAGCATTCCAGTTATCCTGCATCATCTTACGGATGTCTGGGTTGCCAATATCTGAAGCAGATTTTATGGGGTCATCAATTATCACAAGTTGCGAACGCTTGGAAGTCACAGACCCTTTAAGACCTGCTGCACACAAAGTAAATTGTTCTTCCCCTGTAACA